TTTCACTCCAATTCTTAATTTCGTTTGCTAAGGTGAGCAATTCATTATCATTAGATTCTTTCTCTTTAAGAGCAAGTCTAATATAGTATAACAGTTTATTACAAATTTCTGGTGTAATACCATTACAGTAATTTCTAATCAGTTCAGTCCATTTACCAAATACTTGATTAGGATGTACATAGAATAAATCATCATCATGATATAACTGGTGTACAGTTTTAGACATCATAATGATTGGTACTCTATTATGTTTATGCTCTTCTCTTAAAGCACCTACAATATGGAAAGTAGATACCTGACCATATGTATTAATATAGTGCTCACAAATCATAAGAGCTACATCAAATAATGTAAGAATAACATGGTTCATTTCAAGCTCTGCCATATCAGAACTTACATTATGTAAATAAGCACAATGGTCTAAACCAAGCTCCATTAAATGAGCCTTATATGCTTTATAGAATCTACCATTATGTCTGAATTGAGTAATAGCATTTTTAATGAATCTACTATAACTATCAATATCAGCAAGTGTTTCTTTAGTTTGCATTAAAGATACTTCATAAACAGAAGATGGACTTCTTAGTGTAGGATTTCCGTTGTTTAAATACATAGTAATATCAGGGAAATCATTTCCATTAAGGATTACTTTATCCTGTTCCATATAATTACCTCCTAACATTATTAAGTCATTACTAAATAGTTCTCCGAGTCAAAGAATAAGAACAGGGACTTTTGTGTCCCTGTTCTTTTATATTACTTAATATCAGATACATTAACAAAGCCAGTTACATAATTACCTGCTGGTGTCCTTCCTACATTTTCTTTTTTGTTAGTAATACGAATTCTTCCTTTAATCACTTCATCACTGTACACATAGTAAGTACCAGTCTTTCTAGAAGAATATCTGGAAGAACTTGCAGAAGCATAAAGAGGTGTGCTGTTAAGTTTTACTTCTTTACCAGCAGTAATAACAGTATCTTCCTTCTTATTAGCTGTTACAGACGAAGCATTTATCCAACCAGTTACATTACTCATACCTTTACCTACTCTATCAGCAGAGTTAGTAATACGAATTTTTCCATTTACTACTTGACCATCATATACATAATAGTCACCAGATAGTTTTCTAACTGCATTAGATGCAGTAGAAGAAGCATAGAGATTTGTATTGCTAAGATTAATCTTAGTTCCAGCAGCAAGTGTATTAATCTTAGGTTCTACCTTAGGAGTTTCTACAACTGGCTTTGGTGTAACAACAGGAGCAGTCTTACCATATACATCTTCTTTAGAAAGACCATAGTAAGAATAGAAGTTACTAGTAACGGTGTTATTAGAAATAACTTCATTACCAAGCCATATACAACCTTGCCTTACATCAAGATGAATTGCTGTATAAGTCTTGTTTATATTTGCAATACCACCAAATATATCTCCCATATCTTGAGCAGCACAAGAAATCTTCTTGGTAGAAATAACAGCTTTATTCTTATCATATAATACTACGTCCGCAGCATCGCCGACAGAATGTTTACCAGCAAAGCCATTCATATGAATATCATATTCAGGACAACGATATCCGCTATTTACAATAATCATAGAGCAGTCAAACTTCTCAAACAGCTTTTCAAGTCCAGCAACAAGTCTAGTATTGATTACAATATCATGCTGTTTACCACACTTACACTTGAACTCTTGTACATTAAAGTGCTTAGATAACTGAGTCTTATCGTTATAAGCATAATGTTTCTGTTCATATGTAGTTGTAGAAGAATCAATAGGATAAGTTACATTTGTAGGTTTTACTACTGGTGTAGGTGTTACAACTTCACCATTCTTAGTATAACCATTATAACCACCCTTCTGAATAATCTCTGGATAATTATCTATATAACAGTAGTTCATATCGAAATCACAAGGTATTCCATTAAGTCTTCCTTTGGAAGAATACTGCCATACTTTATGTCCAGTATAAGGAGTAGAAGAAGTATAATGTGCAAGCCAGATATCATATCTACCATCCTGCATATCAATAGGAATACAATTCTTAAACATAAGATAGTAAGAATACAGACCTATATAATAACCAGCACTTTTTACTGTATTCATAAAACTAGTTATTACTTCTCTAGCAACAGAAGGTTCTTTTTGTTTTTCATATCCTGGAAATGCTTCATAGTCAAACATAACAGGATATTCAAACTTCTTACCCTTTACACAAGAAAGAAAAGCATTAGCTTCTAGAACAGCTTCAGGACCAGATGTAGCATAAGACACCCAATAACAACCCTTTGGAATACCATACTTTTCACAAGCAGCATAATATTCTTCAAAGCGTTCATCTTTTTGAGAAGTAAGTCTACCATATCCAGCTCTCATAATGACAAAATCTACTTGTCCCTTGAGTTTGGAAAAGTCAATACTACCATTCCATTTAGAAATATCTACACCTTTAAGCATATAAATACCTCCTTTTAGTATTTTAATATAATGTTAGAGAGACCCAAATTAACGGGTCTCTCTAACAATGATAAATTATTAGTTACCTTCAAGTGTAGTAATTCTATTTTCGAGTTCTTCAATCTTCTTAAGAAGAGCTGCAATAGTTGTAGGATTGTCTGGATATACAGGTCCAGTACCACCAGCAGGAGTATATTCAGCAGCCTCATTATCAAAGTATTCCTTTGTACAAAGAAGACCGTCATTATTAATATACATACGTTTTGGATATATATTACCTTCTGTAAATTGATATCTGTAATCTTCTGGTGGTTCTTCAGCACCATTTCTTATTTGAGATGTATAAGAACCGTCAGACACAAATACTATCACACCTCTGTTATTTACGTCTCTTCTCTGATTTATAAATCCATAACCGTAATTGAATTTATATACATTATGTTTACTATCAAATTCTGCGTTATGCTCTTTATAGTATTTGCTATCGACATCAAAGATATTATCATGAGAATTAGCTAAAGTTGATACATCATCGTTGATATCTACTGAATCATTAATATTTTGTCCAGTATCAACTAAATCTGTATTTAACGAAGATTTGATTTGTCTTAATGGGCTAGATAATAAGTCTATAGATTTGTCATTGAAGAGAGCTATTAATAAAGAATCCCATTTAATTTTATCATCATCTATATCATCCATCATACCAGATAATGGAACTATAGACGGAGATGTTATATTCGCATCACTAATAGCTATAGAATATATAATTTTATCTCCAGCCTTAGATACATTTACAAATATATTATCATTAGATGAGTAATCTTTAGTAGCATCTACATATCTAACTTCAGAACTATTAGGGTCTTCTTCTTTACTATAAATTGTAGATTTATTGAAGTTATAGATATTTGAAGAATCTATATCTGTTGAGACATATAGACTAGACTTTAGTGTATAATTAGATGTACCTGATTTGAATTTGATTTTACCGTTAATATTCTCTGTATTAGTTATATTAGCTACATCAGATTTCTTAAAGAAGCTGAATGGTGATTCATTGAATTTTCTGATGCTATTTGTATCATCTTTAGGTATTGCTAGGTTTCTTGATACAGCACTATTATAGAAATCATATAGAGACTTGTTTACATAGTAATCTTCTCTAATACCAATACCGTTTATGTACTTAAATTCAACGGTATTTATTCTATCACTAACAAGTTCTTTCTGGATGAACTTATTATAATTTTGTATAGAGTAGATTAGAGAACCGTTTTTAGATACATTAGATAGCGATGGGATTTGACCATTCTGATAAACTACATAATCACCATAGAAATCAGTTTTTCGTAAACCAGTACCGTCATTCTTTGTAATATCTCCTACATTTCTTGGATATACCAGATAGAAGTCATCAAGTATCAAATCTGTTGTACATACATTAAATTCATCTACAGAAGATGTAAAATGTAAATTTGTAATGAATTCATCGTTAGATGGAGATACTGGATAGAAGTTAAATGCCTTAACAATGTATTCTACGATAGAAAGTTGACTAGAGCTTCTTAGACTATTGAACGAACTAACAGCACTATTTACAGTAGCACTTTCTGTATTTACATATGCTGCTACATATGCCTTTGTAAATGTATTATTATGACAGTTTGCTTCTGTTATATCCTCTGTATATTTAAATAATCTAGATATTGTATAATAATCATAAGCATTTACAGCCTTAGAAGTGTCACTAGATTTCCAGAAATACTTGATTCTATATACATACTCATCAGTAATGAAGTAGTAGTATTCTAAGTTAGATGTTTCTGTACTAGAATCAGTCTTAAAGTTACTTGTTGTTACTGCAGTATGAGTAAGATTTGTTCCATCTTTTACAATCTTATATAATTGATATGATATACCATTGAAATTTATAACAATATTATTGCCATCTGCTTCAATAGAATCAGTAGCACTATTGATATCTTGTCTTACAACAACAGAGCTATGTCCGATTTCTGCATTATTATAACTTGGTTTAGTATCAGTATAATAAGGTGCAGCTATTCTAGAAACTATGAGCTTATTTACAATACTTAGAAGTATCTTTTTAGTAACGTTATCATTATTTGTTATAACAAGTATCTTACCATAGTCACTATTCAACGCTTTATTACATCTATACTTATACTTATATTCAGTACCCTTTATTACGGTTTCATAATTATAAGTATCACCATTTGTTAAATCTTGAGGAACAGCATTTTCTATAGTATTTGCATGGTCAAACAGTTCATATACAGTATAATAGTTATTTATATTAGACCTAGCACTAATTCTCGATTCATTATAGTAATCAGTTCTATCAAAATCAGTTGTAGATTCTCCATTATATAGAGATGTGAAGTTTCTAATCTTCTCAGAAGAATGAGTAAATGTATCACCATCTTTATCAAACAACACATTCTCATAAAGTTCTGGATACATTATTACTGTATTAGATATAACTTTTGAATTAGAAGCTTCACTTTTAAAGGTAATAGCATTATCACCAGAAGTACCATTAGATAAACCATAAGCTCTACCAAGTAAAAATGATTTGTAAGATGAATCATCATTACAGAAGAAGTCTATAAAACGGTTTACATAGGCTTCACTATCTTCAGCACCAGTTAAATTATAATTTTTATGGAATATACGGTCAGCATTATCTATATTCCCGCCATTGTTTATATAATCTGTATAGTTAACATCATAAGAATCTATGTCTACAGATTTACCATTATCATTTATATATGTAAGATTATAGATACTCAGCTTACCATAGTCTCCATTATACCAGAAATAAGAATATCCAGTAGTTAAATCATTACCCCAGAAATTTCCAAAGTACTTAGAACTCTCTCCGATATAAGTAACTTCTACTTTTTTATCACCTACAGTAAATGCGTTATTGGTTATATAATCTATAGTCATTATCTTATTATTACTAATCTTGATAGGAGTAAATTTAAGCTCACTATCTAATTCATCACTATCATATTCTCTACTACTACTCTTTAATACGTAGTAGTATTCTGACTTATCACCGCTTATGTTATTATAATATGATTTTATATAGTTAACATAATCAGCATTCCATAATCCAAGATTAAGCATCTCTTCTTCAGTGAAACAATACTCTTCTATAAACTTATCAGAGAATGAACCATTATATACTTTATACAGTTCTAGTCCATCTTGAGTATCAAATCCTCCTGTTACATTAACAGATTGAATATTTATAGAAGGGTATATGAAATTTTGAATAGACATATTGATACTATTGATATCAATTGTTTCTAAATTTGATACTGGCTTCATGGAATAATTATTGTTATTGTCTTTAACGGGCAGTTCATATACTATATTATCAGAAGAATGACGTATTAAAGCATGAGAATCTTCTAAATTATCAAATTCGATTGCAGATTCAAATACATCTGTATCTATATTATAATCAAAACCATTACCCATTGGAGTATCGCCAGTTATATCAAATAACTTAAATTTGCAATCATTTCCACTACCACTTCCACCAGTGATAAAGTTTGCAAAGTTAGTCTGAGAACAAAGATGGATAGATGGGTTAGCATTGCTATGTTCATCATCAAAATCAATGATTACCATTACATAATCATTGAGTTTATATACATCGGCATTAGTAGCATATGCTTTTTCTTCACCGATATTATTCTTAATAACTCTACCTGCAAAGTCATATACATGATTAGAGCTAATTGTAAGAATAGATTCACTTTCAGTATTTTGAAGTACCCAATCATTTGTATTAAAGATATCAGCTGCAGTAAACAGCTTTAATATTTTACCAGCAATCTTAACAGGATAACTAGTATCCATAGTAAGAAAGTTCGTATTTATTGCTGCGCTATGTAGCAAATCCATACGTCTATTTAAGAAGTTTGTTGACATACTGTTTCCTCCTTTACAAGAATCTTTATATTAAAGTTCCACTAATAAGACAAAAAAGAAACGTGCTACAAAGAGCACGTTTCTCGTTATCTGGTAAACATCATTTCCATTATAATCTTATGAATCTCTAATAAGAATGCACAGTTATAGGACTTGTCAATATGCGGTAATAGAGTCAGCATTTCATCTTGAGTCAAGTCAATAACTCCATAATCCATACCTTTAAGTCTATAACAGGATGAAGAGTTAAATTCTCTATAGCATTCTACAGGAAGTTCTCCACTATCATACTTCCCTCTAATCTGACTAATCATAACCATCGCTGATTGAATATCTTGCTTTTGTACATTTCTCAAGATATCACATATGATAGATATGAAAGCTTCATGAAGATATAACTTATCATCACTAATACCTTTAATCTGGATGTCATAATTATCAGTTCTCTCGTCCCAGAAGAAGTATATTTCCAACCCCATGCAAATCAAGAACATTGAGTATGTTCCTCGAAGTGTAAAGTGAATATTACCGAAATTTGTCACATTCAGTCTATTCATTACATAAAGTGCATCTTTCTTAATAGATACAATCTCATCTTCTTTGATATTGTTAGAGATTATTAGATTTTTTCTAGCTTCTTCAAATCCTCTACTAATAGCAGAAGAATATACAGGATTCTGTTGAAGTCTACCGATTGCAATTTGTCTTTGCATTCTATTCATCTGAGAATACATATTAAACTCTTGTGGAGAAATATATCCATACCGTAACAGTATGGATATATTAGCTTTAGAGATATCGTATTCAAAGATTTCATGAATGAGCCATTTTACATTCATAGTATATAAGGTCTTCTTATATAACTCATTCATTATAATCACCTCTATTTTATTCTGGGTCAGATTCAAGTCCTCTACCTCCAAAGTATTGAAGGTAGTTTTCCATATGAGTGTCAAACATTTGAATACCCATTGGTGAGAACTGTCCTTCTACAAAGTCTTCTGTATCGTCTGGAGTATGAGCAACATTACAAGCATATCCATAAGTTTCCATAATATACTTAATCAATGTCTCAACTACATTCGATGCAGTCTCAGTAGAAAAGTCTACTAATATCCAAATATTCTTACCATTATAAGCTTCTCTCATAAGATTGATAAACTCTCTAAATGCTTCTGGTGTTGAAGCAAGATAGTTTACATACCACATGTCGAATTCATAACAGTTGGTATTACCGTAATATTGATTATTACGGTAAGGGTTTAGATACATGAGTTGAGGAACACCCTCAAACATCGTGTTGAAGTTTACTATAGAATTTAAAACTATTCTACTCTTACAATATTTGAGTGCATCTGGACTACCAAAGATTATCATAAAATCACCTCTTAAAATTGCTGAAACAAAGATGGTTTTTTATTTGAATAACCATAAGCATCGATAGCCTTTTTGTTAGCATACATAGCTTCTGGTCTCATAGATTGATAAAACAATGCCTGAGGATTTTGTTGAATGCAAGCTGCGTCATAAAACAACAGTCCAAGATTCATATTCAAGAAGTTTATTAAATACTGTGCAATAGGTTGCATGATTGTATTATTCTGGAAATCAAAATAAAAGATGAAGTCATAACCTCTCTCCATCAATCCAGCAATAATAACAACAAGATACTCTTTAACATCTTGGTCATTCATTAGTTTCATATTATAAAAATATTCAAACTGAGCATAGTCATCATTGATTAGACATTCCATAGACTTACCATCGGGAAGCAAGAGAGAAGCACACATATAATTATCGTCATCTTTAGGACAATAATCATCTATAACAATAACTTTACACTTAGGTGCTTCTATACCATTACTCATATATGAACGCACTTTTGTATTCAGTCTTGTTTGAATGATGAAATTTAATTCATTGAAATTTGTGGCAATTGAAATATTTCCAATCATGGAAATTCCTCCTTTTATATTATTATTGATAAGTTGAGGTAAGTGTAAAACTCACCTCAACTTACACGATTAGGATTACTTATGCTTCTTTTTGCTGTTACCCTTTCCAAACTTCTTTTTCTGTTTTCTTGACATCTTGTTATAGCTGTCAATCATAATAGCAGGTTCATTATTTGAGTAAGAAGTGTCATCAGAAGACTCAGAACTAGATACATTATCCACACTGTTTTCCACTGTTCCATCTGCATCCTTCTCAGAAATCTTCTCTTCAGTTTCTTCCTTCTCTGCCACGTTTGGAATCTCTTCTTCGCTAGCTGTTTTTCCTTCTGTTTCAGCTTCTTCATCTGTTTCGTTATCTTCAGTTGATACTTCTTCGGAGATATCTTCAATATCTTCGCTAGAGTCAGTCGTACTCTCTTCAACATCATCTGATGTATCCAGTTCAATTTCGTTATCATTATCATCATCCTCTGTTGTAAAACAATAAAGCTCTGCGTAATCATTACGTCTATAAAGCTGGATAGATGTAGTCCTATCTGTAGATTCAGAAGCCTTATCAGCATTATTAAATGCTTCAGACATTTCCTTCAGACAATCTCTAAGCTTAACGAAAGCATTGTTTCTGTTATAAACAAGCTGACCACTGAACGAATTAGAAATGCCATTAAGCATGATATTATAGAGGAAATCATCAAATACATATGCGATTGCCTTTCTAGCAATATCAAAGACATCTTTATACATATAATGATAATCTTCTCCACCGACCTTCTCCTCAATATCATAACTAAAATGCTCTAATACTGTCTTGAAGAATCCTATTACGCTCTCAAAGAACGCAGCAGAATTCTTTATAGTATTAATGAGATGATAAAATGCTGTAAAGTTATCTTCTGGATTTCTAATAATTCTCTTCACAAGACGTGCAATCATGGTATTATTAGAAAACTTGATTGTATCATCGCTTATAGAGGTATGCTCATAATTAAGACCAAGAGTTGCTACAGACAGTTCTTTAAACATACTTTCTGCTTTCTCTCTAGGAATATAAACAGTACCATTGATATTATTGTTGATGACATCAATAATGTTCATGACATTATGAGGGTCGTCATTACCTTCATAATTCATAGTAGTATCGACAATGAGTTTATCAAACGTATTGATAACCTCTTCTACAGAGTGCTTCTTATCATTATCAACAAGCTCCTCAATCTCATCCTCTGTAATGAAGTAGCTACTTTCATAAGGCTTCTTCTCAGTTGTCATTTCAAGCTTATCGAAAATGAATTCAGGCTTAACCTTAGGAGTAGTTCCATCCTCGATTTCACCAGTTTCAGGATTAAGAGTACCTATAACTACATCCTTGAACTTGATTTCCTTTTTCTTCTTTGTATTGTCAGTCTGAGGTTCATTAAGATTAATGACCTGCTTAGGTCTCTTTCTTCTATTAGGGTCTACGAAGTTAGACTTTCCGCCTACTTCTCTAACAGACTCAACTTCGCCAGTTTCAAGATTTACAAGTTTAATTTTCATATTAAATGACTCCTTTTCGTTTTTTCTTTGCTGATAACCTACGGCTTGTAGTAATTTAGAGATATCTTCTCCATCTTTCTTTGCAAGTGTTCTAACGAAATGTGTTCTACCACACTCGCTACAAACAATTACGTTAAAACCCTCATCATAATCTAACGTACCACCGCACATCTGACCATTGACGATATTACGACAGAATTTCTTAGTAGGGTCTAATACATACATAGTTGGGAAATCTAACATTCCAGGTCCAAACCCGTTACGAAGTCCCCAATTTTTGAACGAACGAGTACCAACATCTTCCATACCGATATCATTGTTTCTGAGTTTGAAATACAAGATATCAAATATATCTTGACTATACTTCTGAAACTCTTCTACAGTTTTAAACGGAATGAACTGCTCTGACATTGATACTACACCGTTATAATCTGTACCAAAGATTTTAGTACAGAAAGGCTTGATTACATTCTGATTTGGATACTCTCTTAGATTACTTGTGAAACCTACTTGGTCTGTAGCAATCTTAATAACCAAATCTTCGAATGTACATCTATAAGCTCTTCGGTTAGTACCACCACCGATTAACTCAAAGCCTCTATTTCTCATTAATTCACTAATAAGACTATACTTTTCTTTAACATTACAGTTCAATGCTGGTGACATTGCGCATCTGTAAAGATAAGCTATATCTTGATTAGTTAGATAATAAGACAGTGGATATCTAGTCTGTAGACTATCATACCACTTAATATACTCCTCTTGGAGTTTTGAAATCTTAATTGTATCTTTCTTATATATATCTACAAGATTAGGATTTATTTTCATTATTACACCACCTTAGAAACCAGCATTGATTAGTTCTTCGTCTGTCATGTCATTACTTGCTGTGTTACCTTGATTACCAACTGCTACATCAAACTCTTGCTGAGATATAATCTGACCTGTATCATCATCTACAGTCATATAACCAATGGTTCTTTGTTGTGGTATAACTTGTCCGTTTTCATCCAGTTTAACGCCATTCATTGCAAGTATCTCCTCTCTTGACAATGGCTTATCATTAGTTTTGTTATCTGGAATGAACATATTCGGAGTTGCTATTTCAGGTGTGACAATCTGAGTATACATTATTTGATTCTCAGGCTTGTTAAAATCTTCAAGTGTAAGACTCTCGATATTTGGCTTCGGGAAAGTAGGATGATAGTTTGCATCCATCATCATATTACATCCCAAATTACCACTGTTCACTTTATCCATGAACAACTTACGCTTGATTTCATATTCCTGCTGAAGTTTAGAATGTACCATTGGGTCATTCTGCATTTCTTCAGGTGTAGATGTGAGTCTCTTATAATGTAAATCTCTCTCGAAGTCATAAGACAGACTAAAGAAGCTGGACTTATTAGCATAGTCCAACTCACAATGACAACACTTTCTGAGGATATCATTAAACTTCTCTCTAGAATATGATGCTGCCATGAGAGCTCTATTAATAAGCTTCTCATGCTTTTTCCAGTCTACTCTTTCGTCTTCATACAGAGTATACATTTCAGCTTTGGTAAGACCTGCTTGTTTCCAACCCTCCCACTTAGCAATATTACCAAAATAGTCCTGATTAAAGAGTCTTCTAAATACTTCTTTAAATCTTGCATCCTGATAGAATGCTGCATGAATCTGTTGAATTTCATATGCAAGTTTACGGTCTTCTGTCATAGAATGAATCTCGTAAGACTGACCGTTTTCGTCCTTACGATATTTAACCTCCTTTACAACTTCACCTGTTTCAAGATTTACAAGTTTGAAACCACAAGCTCTCTGAAGACGATAGCCGTTAGCATCATAAACATTATATACTGTTCTAGTACCATCTTCTCCATAGAGTTCTTTTCTTCTTTCTTCTTCTGCTCTCTGTCTTGATTCATACTGCTCCTTAACAATATCATCAGCAGGCTTAAACTTGAACTGCTCTGCCCATTCAAAGGCTTCATCAGAACCATCTAATCTAGCTCCAAGTCTACAGAAGACATAGTTGAGGTTCTCATTCTTTTCTCTTTGCTGTTCAAGTGCATTATAATAATCAATCAAATCATTCTCATCTAAGAACTGATAAGGATTGATATTATACAGTCTCATTCCAGGATGCTGATTATATACCTGGACTCTTTTATCTGTTTGTCCCCAGTTCCAAATGTTTCCAAACAAACCATTTGACTGGAACAGATTCATTGTTTGAGGAGATGTTGTTCCTCCTCCTACAGATAGATTACCTTCCCATGGTGCTTGGAATGTAATCTGATTGTTTTCGTTTTGTGGCTGATTTGCATAATTGACAACGATGCCACTATTATCCTTGTCTGCATCTACTGAGATAAAATCTCTCAGTTCTTCATTTTCGCTTAATAACAAATTGACCTCTTCATCATTCATAGAGTTAAGCTGATTCATAATCGCTTGACTTTGCTGTCTAGTGACTCCAGCTGCCCTACGAAGATTTTCCATACGAGGGTCATTCATTTCCACATCGATTCCTTCTTTCATATTTAGATTGAGAGTAAGTCTCTCCATTACATAAATAATATATGATTCAACTTACTATTAAATTATTGTAATGAAGGGAGTAGATTCTTACTATGTTAGACCCAGAATTATTGCTTAACGATTTAACAGTCTTTAATAAGAGAAAAGCAAGATATACATACAATGGTAGAGGTGTTCCAAGTGTAACAGAACTATTATCTTTTATTGATACAGAAGGTCTTATTGGGTGGGCTAATAGAATTGGTAGACAAGGATTAGATAATAGAGAAGTTGCTATGAAAGCTGCTGAGTTTGGTACTATGGTGCATGAATCTATTGAGAAGTATCTAAAGGGAAAGAAAGTAGAACATCCTAACGTATGCTTAGAAGCATTTAAGAAATGGTGGGAAGGTATTAATAATTGTCATAGAATAAGAATCCTAGGTCAAGAAGAACCTATGGTAGGTGAGTTCTTTGCAGGAACATATGATTTACTCATTAGCATTGACGACAAACCGTATATGGTAGACTTTAAGACATCTAATCATGTAGGTTATAAATACTTTATGCAGTTAGCCGCATATAGATATCTAATCTATATAAAAAAGAATATCAATCTTGAAGGTTGTTTAATTCTTCAGTTTGATAAAGAAGAACCAAACTTCAGAGAGTTTCCATTGACATTCAGTAATCCAGATGAATACGAATTCATTGAGAACTGTTATAGAGCATTTATGGGAGTTGTATACACATACTATAATGCTAAGCTATGTCAACGTCAATTCGGACTTATGTTTTAAAACAAGAAATAAACGGGGTGTATTATACACCCCGTTATTTTTATGGATTTGTACTATCATCAGCTTCAGGAACTTCATACATTCTATTCTCTACAGTATACTCTTTCTTAATATCTGTAATAGATTCTGTATGAGTCTGTTTATAAGTAATATTTCCCTTAGCATCATAACGCTCTTCTACACGAGTCTTCTTTTCTTCACCAGTTTCTTCTGTAGAATAGGTATAAGTAATTTTATCAATTACTACAAACTCCTCATCAATAAGCTGTTTGGTAATCGCAGATTCACGTTTACCATCTTCATTATAAGTATATGTAGTAACCTTAGAATTATCTTCTGCAAATGTAAGAAGATTATTGTTCTCATCATATACTTCTTTAATATACTTACTGTGTTGTTTACCACACTTATTTACAAAGTAGATATGTTTTTCGATTGTCTTTTCACCAGTCTCAGTATCAGTACTTCTTTCAATGATTGTAGTGATTATATCATTATCTTTTTCACTCTTAACGTTCTTAATTACTTGTCCTTCTAAGTCATACCAATACTGGTCTACAACAAAACCATTCTTGATAACTCTAGAAAGCTTATATCCAGCATTAGGGTCATAGACTTTTGTAGTCTTAGCAAATATCTTTCTATCACTAAGATGCTTAAAGATTTCAGTAATAGATAAGAGATTACCATCATGGTCAAGGTCTCTTTCTATAAAACACTCATATCCTTTACTGTGTTCTACATAATGAACAATCTCACCTTTTTCATTATAAGTAGCAGAATACTTTCTAGAAATACATTTACTTGCAATTGTCTTAGCCCATACAAGGACTACATTACCATCATGATTATATTCTGTAGTTTCGATTACATGAGTAGACTTAACTTTCTTTGTCTTAAGTTTACCAGTTTCCCAATACCAGAATTGTTCACGATTATACATAATACCGTCACGAGTATAGTATTCTTTCTTTACTACTCTACCATTAGCATCATAGAAAGATGTAGTACTTGTCTTTTCAATATCAGTAGATTGACCATTCTTAGATACAGTCTTAGTAATAGTACAAGATAATACATTACCAATATCATCTGTTACATACTTATAGTTGTACTTAGTAACAAATTCATTACTTACTACAATCTTACCTGTAGGATATTCTCCGTCTTTATCTTTAAATACTACTATAAGGTCTAAATCTGTTTTAGATAATAAGTCATCTTTTCTTGTTTCATCATACACTAATGTAGTAGTATGATGTTTAACTTTGAGTAGATTATCTTCTTTAACAATATTTGTAGCCATACCAACTACCTCCTTTACATATTATAATAAAGTTAAACACTAAAAAGAAACAGGACACGAGAGTCCTGTTTCTTTTTTTCATATTAGAGTGCTAACGCTACAACTTTACCTTTTCTCAAAGATGCTCTTACATCAATGATACGTTGGTTAGTAGAACCTCTCCATTTACAGTCAAGTGAGGCTTTATCTTTTTCAAACTTACCGTCAATAAGATAGTCAATATTGAAAAGAAGTCTCATATAAGACATGATTCCTTCATCAATGCCTTTTTTAATCTGTTCATAGGTATAGCCTGTATAACAGATAATATTAAACTCTCTTCCGTCTTGTTCAACAGAGCTATTGTAATACTTATTGATAGCAATAGCTAAATCTGCTAATGCGTCAGCCTGAAGGAAAGGCTCACCGCCTGAGAATGTGATACCATTATACATAGGATTACTGATAAACTCTTTAAGAATATCATCTGTATCCATATTAATACCACCCTGAGGGTCATGTGTCTGAGGATTATGACAACCCTCACAATTATGATAACAACCCTGTACAAAGACTACATATCTAAGTCCAGGACCATCAACGATAGAATCTTTCACGATTCCTGATACTCTAAGATTACTCATTAGAGTCACCTCCTAAAAATGTTGTAAAATTATCATAGATTGGTTCAGATTCTACACTGGTATCAAATCTAACTTCTAGGTTAACGTATCTAACAGTATTAATATCACAGAATAATCCAGGATTATAATCAGTATTAGGTGATTGATAATCTTCATATATACTAATAATACCATTCTCATGAAAATGAGGATAATTTGTCCATTCACCTTGAGCATTATCTACATAATCATTATCAATTCTCGGAAACAATGGATTATCCCAATTCCAAAGTTTATCGAAATTTAATAATTCATCTACACCTTCTGCATATATATTGACATTATATCTGGGCAGAATACCCCAGTCATTAGTTTCATATATTTGCATACCAGGCTCAGATGCCTGAAATGTAAATGATACTCTATTCTGATAAAAGTAACATAGTAAAGCTTGCCAGAATTGAATATTAGGAGCCCAAGCATCTTCACACTCGATGCTAAATTCTTCTCCATTTCCGACTATATCACTTATCCAATAGATATAGCCACGCTGATAGCATGAAATATCAACACCATATCCGTATTTAGCTAAATACACCTCCCATAAATCTCTGTTTTCAGGACAGATTTGTTGCATAAGTTTAGCGACTTGTTCCATTTTATTGTGCAAATCTATTAAAGCACAATTTCCTTCTGGAGTTCCATCGCTCCAGAATGTGATAAAGTTGTTACACCAGTTTGGCATATACATCTTCCTTTCAAAATATATTTGTAAGTCTTGCTTACACTAAAATAATATATAACTTATGGTGTATTTAAGAATACATCACGTGTAATGTTACAACGCTCTCTGTCTATAACTTTTTTAGTTTTAATACCATAAGAATCTGTACTAATTACTATATCATTCTTATAGTAGTTATACACTTCTTCATATCCAGTATTATCCCAGAAGTTAGAGATATTTCCTTTGGAATTATACTTAATCCACCATTCTCCACCTCTAGTGTCATGATAATGAATAGGCTGTTTATCTGAGTTATATTCTACCCAATATTCAAACTTTTCATCACCTATGTATTTAGAAGAATAGATAATATTACCAGAAGCATCTCTTTTAACTTCAGGAGACTTATCTTTAGTAAGGTCTTGTGACACCTTATAACTAACAGGTGCAGTACTCTTTTTAGAATTACAATAACTATAACTCCTCTTCTTCTTATTACGACGTCTATATGTTCTACTCAATTAGAACACCTCCATTTATAATATATTATAAGGAAGTTAAAGAGAGGGTAGGAATCAACCTACCCTCTCTCATATGTTAAGAACGTTTAGCTACCTTAATACCTGCATTGATACAATTGCGAATCTGGTCATGACATCTACGAAGCAGACCACAGTCAACATATGTCTTAGCATGGTCAATAAGACCTTTGTTTACTTCATCGCATTCTACTACTACATAAACATCATCTACGTCAATACCATAATGCTCACAGATATCATGTACTGCCTGAGCATCATCATTAATACCGTTGTCATCCATATAAATGTCAAGCATTCTACCGTCGATAAAGTATGCAGATTCATTGCAGTTATCACCGCATTCTTTACACTCTGCACCACATTCCTTCTTAGAAACCTTACAAACTGGAATAGTATCCTTGTTCATCTTTACATTAGATGGTACAATAACATCAGAGAAGTTATGACCATTACCGATAGTATCCTGGAAATCAGCACACTCATTACCACACTCTTCTTTAGAAGTGCTCTTACACTTACTAGATTCAAGAAGAATATTGAATACTCTCTCATTAAACATACTCATGATTATTTCCTCCTTATTGTGAGTTAGTAGATATAGAGTTAAGCATACACTCAGTTATATCATATATGCTATCTACTCCTTTAGTTCTTTTACAAGTGAGTTTATTATACCCAAAGTATTTTCCATTTAAACTCTGTAGAATAGTCAAGTCTTCATATTCTCTCAAGAGCTTTTTCTTATACTCATACTTAACTGGGTCTAATACATTAAATACGATAGGTTTATTACCTTCTAATATTGCTTCAGATTGGAACTGTAATGTAGCTAAAGAACTATTAAAGTTCTCATGAATCTGTTCCCAATTCACCATTTCCAATAGTTCACTATATTCTAATTGGTCATCTGATAGAATCTCTGTAAACTCTGTAACAAGACATGGTAGATAATGATAGTCTACATATTCCTCAGCTTTATATACAGAATACAGTTCTTTAAGAATATTAGAAATATTATCACCAATATACTTATAAGTTTCACATTCACAATCTTCTAGTAAATCTTTAGACTTTACTTTCTTAAGCTTACCAGATTTCTTATCTCTAGCAATCATATACTCAGAAGTAACGTCATTAGAAATAGCAAATCCAGATTCAAATGTATTCTTATTCATATAATTGGTAATAAATACACTAGGATTTACATCAGTACCTACAGCTGGCATACCACCTGGACCCGCTGGGCTCATATGCTCATGAACTCTAGAGATAGTCTTAGGTTCTGTGCTATCCATATAGTTTTCTTTAAGCTCAGCAAAGATTGTAAGAAGCTGAACAAACTCATTATTAGTAAGTCTAATATAATTATACTCACCTTGGTCTGTAATAAACTTCTCTTTCTCTAATTGCTTTGCTCTATATTCTGGCATTTCACGATTGTTCTTATTATCTCCACCATCTTTGATATCGAATACAAGATTATATGGTAGATAAATCGCATCAGTAATCCAAGTATGTTCTTCTCCGTCATACTCATAATAGATAGTGGGTCCAGGAGTTAATAAGTCTTCAGACTTAATACCTAATACGTTATCACAAAACTCTAGGAACTTCTTTTCATAACTTCCTACGTAAGTTTTGTATGTACCATCAGACCAGCGATATTTACCAGAGATAGAACGATTAGCAAGCATCTTAGTTTCTTGCCATTCCATATCATCAAGTAAAGTAGTTTTACCATATACTCTTAGCATATTATTCTTATAATTCTCTCTAGCCTGTTGCTTACATTTTTCAGAGCAATAAGATTTATAACGTACAGAGTCTTCGTCCCATTCTGTAGGTTTCTTACAAATGCGACATACTCCTTGCCCAGCACCAATAGGTTCTTTCTTATTACAAATGTCAAATACAATTCTATTTGCAGTATATCCTTTATCAGGATTTAACATGTCATCATGATACTTATCAATATGACTAGCTAACTTAGGTCTTTCAAAAGATTTACTACAAAATGGACACTTATACTTTCTTGTTGAAGCCATAACGGTCCTCCTTTCATAGTATTATTTCAATGTTCTGGAAATCAAAGATAACGAGATTGTAAAAGTTTAATATTTGGTATGTATATAATATAAGTGAGTAAGAGATAATAAATCTCGATGCCGTCACATCGAACCACTCATTATCTTTTACTCACGGACTCTCGGTAGAGGCTTAGCGACAGCCATACTACACTAAAAGTACCGAGAGACTATCTAAGAGGAGTTGCGTCCTAGGTTTCTGGAATAGCCTTTAAAACCAGAACAACTATCTATGCTCCTGAAATAGGAGTAAATTTATCCAAAGGAGTCATAAATATGGCTAGAGAAGTTAAGGTTGTAGTAAAAACAAGTAATGTGTCCGTCTTTGTAGTAGATGGATACGTCTATGTCTGCAGAGACGGAAACGCTGTAGTCGAGCGAGTCGAGGACTCTGCCAATGATGATAATTACAATTTTGAAAACGCTGTAGAATTCATATGCAGCGGAACTGGTAGAGACATCATTAATGTAGCTCGTTATGCTAAGAGCCACTCGAATAAGTTCCCTAGCTTAATTAGGGAGCTTTCAGGAGTAGTTAACGCCGACGATTGCTATTGCTCGGCGATTATAAAGCTTGCTCGTCCTTTCGGTGAGCAAGTTGAAAATACCATCTTCTGTCTTTTTAAAGAAGCGGTAGATGGTAATAAAAAATCAGAAGAATGCTTTCTCGATATGTGGGTTTCACTTCAGAAAATGAACCGCTTCTGTGGTTCATTTAATGATTTAATTTGACAAATAACAAAGAGAACGGGCTCTTAATGAGCCCGTTCTTTTTTTTGTATTATTAATAATTATTCATATTGATTGTAGGAAGAATGAACTGGTTTGCAGTTACCATGATAGTGATAATCTTAGAGATAGTATCAATGATGCAGATATCTGTATCAATACTTGTTAGAACCTTACCATCATACTTACCAGTAGTAATATTGTAAGGACAACCATGAACGATACACTGTTCTATAATCTCATGAGGATTATCAATTTCCTCTTCTCCTACACTATCATATAAAGCATATACGATTTCATAATACTGCTTAACCAGAATATCTGCAATATCAGCTTCAATACCAGTAAGCTCATCTTCTGTTACAGACAGCGCTGCTCTATAACCCTCGAAGTTTGCTGCATATCCTACACCGTTAATTGCTGCACTACGACAGTTAAGTACTGCATCTTCAAGAAGGTCACGTTCTGCATCACGGTCTGCGATAGTAACACCACCGATATAGATTTCAACCATCTTACCCTTAAGAGAATTGAGTCTCTTCTTAAGAGTATAGATTTCTGTAGTAGTATTACCTTCTACTGTCAGCTTATCAATCTGCTTCTGAAGATAATCTGTTCTCTGATTGAAAAGCTCTGAATGCTCACCATTAGAGTTAAACATCTTCTTAGGATTTACAAAAGTAGTCTTATATGCATCAGAAGATACAAGTTCTGCTTCACCAGCAAAAGTCTCGATATTATCTGGTGTAGGAGCAAGACCAGATTCGATATCCTTCTTCTGAATCTCAGGGTCAAGATACTTCTTAATATACTTACAACCACAAAGGTCACAAATATCTTCGAACTGTTCCATATCGCAACCCTGAATATCAGTGATGATATTTAGAATACCACGATTTGCTGCAGGTGTCTGAGCAATAGAAGCCATCAGAGTATCCATATATGCAGAATAATCTCTGGAGATTCTCGGAGCCATGATAATTGTGGGTACTACATTCTCAGGCTTCTTTTCACTGATAGGTTTAAGAATATTCTTTACCAGAATAGCATCCAGGAACATACCCATCTCTGCTGTATCAATTGGGTCCTTGAATGCATAAATCTTAGGATTCTTAATGTCTACTGTATTCTTTGTAGTATCGTTAATAAGAGTAGGGTCAAGGAAACCACACTCCATTGTCATACCATTGATTTCCTTAAGATAGGTAGTACCATTCATAGATGCTTTAACGTCAATATATACATCAAGACCATATGTTTTGTATACCTGATTAAGAATCTTAGCAAGGTTCTCATCGCCGTTAGTAGCAATAAGAGTAATATTATACATATCTTCGATAGTAGCTTCTCTACCATAATCCTTAATCTTATTCTTAATCATTTCAGCTACATTCTTGAAAGCCTTTACGATAGAAGCTGGTCTATAATTGTGCTCTTTTTCATAACCAGCAAGAGCATCAAAGATAGCAGAAGAAAGAAGTGTAATACTTGTTGTAGAATCACCGACCTTCTTAGCCTGAGCAAGTGTTTCCTCTTCGATATCAGCATGTACAGCCTTTGCAATTGGGTCTACAAACTGAAGATTAGAAAGAATAGTATGACCATCTTTAGTATATCTAGAAAGTGCGCCATCCTTACCAATAATAGAATTAGAACCATAAGGTCCAAAAGACTTCAGAAGTGCATCTGAGATTACAGCGAGTGTTTCGCTCTGAACACGTCTCAGAGCTTCCTTTTCTACTACGTTTGAATAAACCATATTTCGGTTCCTCCTTAAATATATAATATTATTTATTTGTTTTCTGGTTTCTTTTTTACTACTCTTTTGAATTTCAGAGTAGCATAGTCATCGTCTTCTTTGCTGTAAGTATCAATGATTGCAGCTTTAGAGAATCCAGTTTCCCATAACCAATGTCCAAGCTCTAAATCAGAGAATAAGATACCATCTTTAAAGTAGACATTGAATTTGTAGTTTAATAACAAAAGTCGTTTCTCAATGAATTTTTGCTTAAACTTATATACATCATACTTACTTTTGAAAATGAATTCAGTATAATCATTTACATTGATGTCAGTTAACTCATTGACTACTTTGACGTTAATGTTTTTATGATAACGTCTTATGATTTTCTCTTCTAATTCATTTCCACATACTACAGTAACATGTGTATTATCCATAGCAGCATATACAGATATTAAGAAGAATATGCCAGTGATTGCCATATACTTATCTTCCTTAAGCAAATCACCATATCTGGTAGACATGATTTCTTTATAGATAGAATCAGCAATAATCTTATCTTTAAAGCAGATAGTTAATGGGTTAGAGTCTTCTCTATTGATAAGAAGAAACTTAACCTCTTTAGTAGTCATATGCATAACTTTCTGGTCTACAAACTTAGGATTATTATACTCAGCTTGCACCATTCTAAGTACAGCAAAATCAAGGTCAATAAGAGTATTAAACATAACTAGATAATTATGATATCCAGCTGCAGCCTTATCTACTTTTATTTCTTTCTTACTACCATCAGGTTGAACTTCTTCTACTTTAATAGAATCAATTGCCATAATTATTCCTCCTCTTTAACTAGAGGGTTATCTGTATTATTATCTGACGAAGATACAATAGAATTTGCTACAGAGGTCGCTAAATGAATTAATTCTTCATCAGTTAAGCTATCAATATATTCATATATTTCTTTAGTCTTACCCTGTTCAATATCATCAAAACATGGAGTAAAAACACCTTTTAATAAGTTTTTAGCTTCTCTAACAGAATCTTCGTGAGTCCATTGTACTTTTTCTTGAGGTATCATTTCTTTATCATAGATTGGTATATGTTGTTTGACTAGTATTGGAATATCAGGAATATTTATATCACTTTTAAAGGTTTCATTAATACTATTAAGGAAACCGTTATAATCGTAAACTCTTTTATTCTTATTTTCTAGATTAACTACAGTTACATCCTCATTTTTAAATCTAAATGAGTTATAATGTAACCAATTTGTAGCCTGTTCTTCTGTATCGAAAAGCATGTTGGTTGAATTAGAAAAGATAAAATCTCCTCTATAAGTTTTGTAAAGATATTGACCGTCATTGTTAATAAGCGTATACATTAATTAACTAACCTCCTGATAAGTTTAATTACGATAATCCATGTAGTTATACCTAATCCAATAAGATATAAGTAAGGATGTATTCTTTTAAAGAGTAAGTCTTCTATATAAGTTTTATACTCTTTATCTTTGACTCTAACTATTATACATATATAACAGAAGAGTCCCACTATTAATGTTATTATTGTTGAAATCATACGTATACACCTCTTAATAAAAGAGGGAATGATTACATTCCCTCTCAAAATTTTACAAATTATTCATCTGGGTCATCTTCGTTACCTTTTATATCATTCATAAATGGTATATCGAGAATACCGTGAATTATATTTCCTAGGAATAATGCTCCTATAATAGCTAGTATTGTGTCCATATCTTTAGTCCATGATAGATGCGATATCATTCATAACGTCTTCATAGGTAGAAGAATTATTACTTGAACTTTCAGAAGATACAGAAGAAGAACCATTACCATTATTATTGAACCAGCTAGAACGATTATAATTCTTACTTCCATCACTCTTAGAAATTCCAAGCTTCTCTCTTACATCCTTAATGAAGCTAAACTGTCTTGCTTCATTAAACTTACCAGTCTCCATGATAGATGCTGCTACTGCATTTGTAGATGCATTGATAAACTGTACAAGTAGATTTTCAAACATGTCGAGTTCAAGACTATCTGCATAACCAGAATCCTTGCCGAAGTCAGAACCACCCATGTAATTTGTAATAGCATACAGGTCCTTAGTGTTAAACTCATATGCTGCTTCTGCTTCCTTTTCACCAGTCTCATTGTTAATAAGATTGATTACTACACAAACTCCACCGTGACCAAACATTTTATCACCATTTGCGATAAAGATAATGCCCTTGTTTGTATTAACACCGATGTTTGTATAAGCATCAGGATTCTTTCTGAATTCCTTTACGCAATACAGAAGCATCTTAGCCTTAGAAGGAGACAGATAAATATCTACATGATTATCTGTATCTACTTTATTAGCAGAACCTTCCTTTACAATGATAGGATTCATTGTAATCTTGAGCAGAGAGTTCCAGAAATTGAAACTCATGGAAGTGTTGTCAATTTCAGATTCAGAGTTAAAGAATCTGTAAGCTGAACGAGTAGTGGGAGTAAAGATATCATTTCCACCGTTGTTGTTCTGACCGTTGTAATTGTTATTATTCATAATACTTACCTCCTGGCTTTTAGCCATAATATTTTACTTATTTGTTTATGGTATTGTAATTTATAACTCTAATCGTACCTGATTAGGTCAACTTATTAATAAAAATCTTAAGAAAGGAGTGTTATTATATCATGAAAGTAGTAAATACTGGTATTACTATCATAGAAGAAAAAGAAGATAATACTGATGTACAGTATAATCAACCAGATAATTTGTCTACTATGAATCCTATACCAAATAATTCTAACCAACGTAGATATGTTCCATTATTAAGTTTCATGTCTAATAAAAATAGTAATGGTGTAGAAGAAGATAGAAGATATGATGGTTCTGGATATGTATCTATCTTTTATCAAATGAATACAAAAAACCAGTCTTTCTTAGATATGCACTACTACCTAAAGGCTAAAGGTATAAAAAATAATAAATTCCATCTATTATTATATGATAAGGACTTAGCATATATAGACCCACATGACCCTTACTTAGACCCTTATACAAAACAAAAAGTATTTCTAGAATGTCAGAGAAACTTTTGGTATTATATAAGAGAAGTTGTTAGAGTACAGAGTCAGGGTGGACCTTATGTAAGATATAGACTTGATAGAGGTAACTTAGCACTAAACTTTTGCTTTACATTGAATCTTAATATTTATCAAGAACAACCTCGTCAGACAGGTAAAACTGTTGCTACTGAAGTATGGTATTCTTGGGTATATAACTTTGGTTCTCGAAATGCTAATATGATATTCCTTAATAAGAAACATGATGATGCTAAGCGTAACTTATCTTCTCTTAAAGATATTATTAAAGCATTACCATCTTATTTACGATTTGACCAAGCATTCGGTGTAGATGGTAAGAAACTTAAAGCATCTAACACAGTACAATATATCCAGCATAAGATTAACTTTAATAATATCAAGGCTCTTCCAATGGCACGTAATAGAACGGCAGCTATATCTTTACTTCGTGGTCAAACTATTACTAACTGTTGGATAGACGAGTCTGCGTTCTTCCAATACTTAGAAGAATCCTTACAAAACGGTATGCCTGCATTGACTACTGCGTTTAGAAACTGTAGAATGAATGGAGCACCTCATGGTCTATGCCTTACATCTACACCTGGTTTCTTAACTACAGAAGAAGGTCAATATATGTATGACCTTAAGAATAAGATGACTCCATTCTCAGAACTTTGGTATGATTTCTCTCTACAGAAACTTACAGAGACATTAAATGCAAACGAGAAGTCTATCTTTGTATATATTAGAACTACTTATCAACAGCTTGGATATTCTGAAGAATGGCTTAAGGAAAGAATCAAAGAACAGAACCAAAAATGGACTGACATCAGACGTGAATTCTTACTTGAATGGGCTACATCTTCCGAGAATTGTCCATTTACACAAGAGGAACTTAGAAATGTACAGAGATATGTACGTAACCCAATTAAACAGGTTTATATCTCTAACTTCCTGTTCAATATCTATTCTGAGATATCCCCAAGAGATAAGACATTGATTGGTGTCGACGTTGCAGCAGGTTATTCTAAGGACTCTTCTGCAATTTCTGTTACAGATTCTAAGACTACTAAACTTGTTGCAGACTTTAACTGTAACTATATTAACCCAGTTGATTTAGCTACAGTAATATATAATCTTGTATTAAACTATTTACCTAATTCGTTAATCACTATCGAGCGTAATGGTGTAGGTACTGGTACACTAGCTAAGTTAATGAAATCTAAGATTAGAAATAATCTATATTATGAGATTAAAGAGCGTACTATAGAAGAACGTCCTGATGGATTAAGGTCTCATAAGAGAAAGCAACTTACTAAAGTATATGGTGTAGATAACACTGGTACTGTAAGAGAACAGTTAATGGACTTACTTACAGACCGTGTAAGAGACCATTATGATAAATTCATTTCTCCAATTCTATATGAAGAATTAAAGAATCTTGAGATTAAGAAGACAGGTCGTATTGACCATTCTGCTAATAGTCATGACGATAGTACATTCTCTTATTTATATTCTATCTATCCTATTTATTATGGAAAGAATGTTAGAGAGAATTGGCACATCTCTATTCCTACACTTAGAACAGCAGATGATGAAGCACAAGAAATTTTCCAAGACTTTAATGCTACAGAAGAAATATCTATTGTTAGAGATATAGAAAATCTTGAACATGATGATATGGTTAACGAGCAATTAAAACAGCTTGATAAGACAAAACTATATAGTCAGTTCTTAGAACAACAAAAGATGGAAAATGATATGGCAATGGCTCAAATACTAGCAACTAAAGTTGGTAAAGAAGCATACTCTAGACAATTTAATATTCCTCTCGAACAATTAGAAGGGGAAGATAATGGATATAGTATGCTAGGAGCTATTGATAACTTCTATTCTGAATCTATGGATAGTAATGATTATAAAAACAATAATGGATACTCTTGGAAATAAAATAATCCCCACACCAATCAAGGTGTGGGGACTTATATTAACTTAACAGAGCATCAATAATTTCATCAAATGTATCAGCAAGTTTTCTTACATTACCTTTGACAATGATTGTATGATTGGTATTAGGTTTTATCTCAGCTTTATGACACTCATTAAGACACTTCTTAATACAATTAGGAGAGCACTTATCGATATCCTTAGCTGCAAGATTACAATATTTAGCATAATCTTTCTTAAGCTCTTCACACTTACGTCTACATTTGTCGAGTTCTTTCTGAATATCTGGATTCTTGAACCAATCTTCGTAGTTCTTATTATCAGGAATTACATCTTCGTTCTTATTAAACTTAACTAATTCCCAGAAGTGATTAAAGATGAATTCATTATTAGGAACCCAAGGAGTATTCTTACCTTTATGATTTTTATAAAGATATCTATTAGACATCTTAGAATTTACATCAGGAGTCTGGATTCTAATTACTATACCTTCGGGCCATGTACGGATTCTAATGCCGTATTCATTAGTATCTTTATCATCGTTCTCTCTTTCAATCAGCTTATCAAGAGCTTTACCAAAAGAAAGACAATTTTCAACTACATCATAATTACAATTGTCTGGAGTAGTTCTTTCTTCATACATATCAACCATGTTAGTTACCTCCATTAATTAAAATCTTTAATGACTTTGTTTTCGAACTTCTTATAAGCATCCAGATAGAGCTCATTAGTATCTCCATTATATGTACACTCATAGTACATACCATCGGGAAGAGTAGTACTAATACAAGCCTTCCAGTTCTGAAGTGTCTTACAAGTCCATATGATGTAAACATCATTAAGTGAGATAGAAACCTCATCGGTCTTATCAAGGTGTGATACAACATAGTCGTATACTGCTTTTCTCATCTTATCAAACATGATAGATTCCTCCTTATAAATTATTATTATTTTGTTTCGTGTGTATTATTTAAAAGTCGGGATTTCACGATTCAGAATCTCATCAAAACCAGATGTAGATAACTCCTCAATGTAACGAATATCTGCCACATTAATAGAAGTAGTTTTGGAAATATTATCCTCTGAATAGTCAATCTTAAGAGTATCTACTACAGTAGGTTTAGTATTCTGATTTACAAAAGATAATACCTCTTCTGTATTACACATAGTATATCCAGTAACACGAGCATTATAAGTATATAGACCAGTCATATTATCAGCTACAGTAATCTTATATACCTTATCAGAAGAAATCTCGTATATACATTTAGCAATCTTATCCTTCTTTTGATACGATACTTCAAGGATAAGTCTTAATACAGCTTTTGCATTACAAGTTAAAAAAGAAACCATAATATTACCTCCTTTGGTATTTTAATAAAATGTTTAGGGGTGATTTTACTCACCCCTCATATATTACTTTCTCTTATTTCTCTTTCTGTTCTTCTTAGTATTTCTCATCTTAAGAGGTGCCATATACTTATCAATCATATCGATAGCATCATCAACACCATACTTAATCTTCTCAATTACTTTACTGTTATTAGCAGTATAGTTAAGATTGAGCAGAGAATTAGTAAGATAATATGCGTAGATATGCTCTTCAAGACTACCATTCTCTATGGCATCCTTTACTTCAGATACTACAAGAGAAATAATAGTCTTAGCATAATCTTCTGGATAACCAGCAGTAATAAGACCTTTGAGACATGTATCTAAATCTCTAGGCTTTGGATTTACATTAGCGATAATATCTCTATACTCTTCTACAAGCTTCTTCCAGTTATCTCTAGCATACTTGTAATGCTTATTAGAGATTGAATTATTAACAGCAAGATTAGAACGGATTCTGCTAAGTGTTACAGCAGCTTCAAAGTTAGTACCAATAGTATTAAGCTGACGTGCCTTTTCTGGGTCAGAGTTTCTAATCTCATCAGCCTTTTCAAAAAGCTTAGTAGTAAACTTATCGTATACTTCATCATTATACTCATCCATCATAGTTCCTACAATATTACCCATAGGAGCCATTGCTTTCTGAAGTTCATCATTGAAATCTTTAATCTCTCTATCGAGATAAGTATTATTTACAAGGTCATTAATGAATGTCTTTGCAAAGAAGTTAACTGTAGAACGGTCTGCTCCAACAGATGCAGCTTCTTGAAGAATCACTGTCTTAATAGACATTGGTAAAGCTTCAAATACATTAAACTTCTCATGTGCCTTATAACGATTCATTACATCTACAAGCTGCATTGCTTCTTCATAAGTTACATTATCATACTGCTTCATAAGGGCAGAAGTAACTACATCATCAGGAAGATTAATTTCAGTTGCAGGAACGTCATTAAACTCTTCAACAGACATAGGTTTGTCTTCTTCTACATCATCATTGTTATTAGCATTAATAGCTTCTGGCAGATTCTTGATACTATCTACAGTATCATTAAACTCTGTCATAACATCTTCAAGAGTTTCTTCCTGTGGATTAGCCATTACAGCTGCTGCAGTAGGAAAACCACCTACAAGCTTAGCAATACTCTTTTTAGAAAGATGATGCTTCTCTTCAGGTTTATTTCTCTCTGTTTCAAAAGTATCAATTACAGACTCTGCATCCATTCCAGCACCTTCTTCAACCAGAGTAGTATCTTCCATAGCATCTATAGCTAGTGTATCACAATTAGCCATTGTATTGAGCTCTTCTTCTGTTAAGTCATATTCTAATTTAGGAGGGTCCATCTTATCAAAAATAGTATTAAGATTATTATTGACAGTTTTCAATGCTTCATTATATTCCTTTATTGCATCCGCTCTAGTACCTTCTTCAACCAGAGTAGTACCTTCAACTGGATTAGCAATTTCACCTGTTCCAGTAGACTCTTTTTCTTCTGTAAACTCGACTGGAAATGAACTCTCCGTAATTTCCTCCATTGGTGTTTCAGAAATAACTTCTGTCACTTGTTCAATATCACCTACCATAGGTGTATTCATACTTGCTCTGAGCTCTGCTTCGATATCATTCATAGCTTCATTATCCTCCTTAGCCATTTGTTGTACAGATTTACCTTGTTTTCTTGCTTTCATTTCTTGATATTTTTGATACACACCCTTAGCAATAAGTTCATTTTGTTCTTCAACACTCATTGGCGTATCAGATTCAAAAATGCCTTTGAGAATTTCTTCTTCAACAGCGATATTATCCTGTTCAAGCTCTCTCTTTTCTTGAGCAATAGGGTCATAGAATTTAGACTCATCTCTAATCTGGTCCATCAATACTACATCTGGATTCTCCATACGGACTTTACATAGAGAATCAATCAAATTATTGATGTCTTTTCTACTCATATCTTTATGAGTAATATCCATATCAGATGGTGAATAAGCATAATTACTTTCATCTACAGGATATGCATTGTTAATAACTGGCATTAATACTCAGCTCCTTCTTCCTCTTCTAGATTATTGTCTTGTGGTTGTTGTTGAGAAGCTGACATATCAGCTTCCATCATTTTTTGAATTGCAATTCTAATCTCTGTTAGAATTTCTGGATTATTGATAACTTGACAGAATTCATCCTTAAATATATTTCCAAAAGGTTGAATGTTTTGATATAAGAAATCACACATATCTCTATTATAATTGAATGTCAAGAAAGTATAGAAATCAATATCGAAACCAGAGATATAGTAAATTACTTCTTTGATTCTAGCAATTATAATAGATACAGTTTGGTCATTATATGCTTTTCGTATATAATTAGAAGTACTATCTTTAATCTTCTTATATCGGTCTAGATTCATAGCAGCATATAGTTGTTCTCTGTTAGCATAAATATAACGAGCGAAAAAATTAATGATGTTTCTAGCATAGCCAGAAACAAATAGGTCATATAGATTATATGCTAGAATATAACAGTCTGGTTCATTTCCAACATATTGTACATTGAAAGAAGAACAAATCTTATTTATGATAGTTAGATAGGTTTCATATCTAATAGACATAATATTATCAGCATCAGACGGAAATCTACCTAGCATATCCTTAAAGTTAATCTCATAAGAGTTAACAATATTTGGGTTAGTAACAGCTGGATTATAAGCAAATCTATTTCTAATAGAGTTGTTAATAACATCCATAACATATGAGCTAGAGAATTGAGATAATAGTGTAGCTACCTCACCCTCTGCGACCATATTATAAATTTGGTCGTTTCTATATAAGTCAAACATAGGGACACACTCCTTTATATATAAATATTACTAAATTGTTAAATTATGTGTTGAGGACAAAAAAGAAGGGCTGGAGTGGAACAGCCCTTCTAAAACAATATTACTTCATCTGATTTTTTAATAAAATTGTTTTATCATATAGATAGACCCAAAATTTGGGGTCCTTCATAGCCGCATTCGGATTCCATATGGAATAGTATGACAGTGCATACTTAATTAGCTGAGGACCTATTGCCTCTATGATTTGCTTTGGGTCAGTGGTGAATTGCCAGAACCCATTTCCATCTCTTTGTAAAAGAATTCTCATAGGAGAAATAATTGCATAGATAAGAGATGTAGGAATATAGCCTGGCAAATTTTGACCATAAAAAGTTGATTTGAACTTCTTGTTCTTATCAATTTCAACCAATTTTACTTTAGTCTTATCAGGTAGTGTTACGGTGATATTTTTGTATCGTCCTCCCACCTTATTATATAATCTGACAAAATTTTGTTCAGTCCAATCGAATAAATCGATTATCTGGACTATTACATTTTTTAATGCATAATAGGGATTATCTATAGTCTCCCCAAAATTTTCATACATCTTTGCATAGTCATTTTGTGTATGACGTGCAGAATTGTATGAATCAGTTGGAGCTTTTTCGCATACATCCCCATGACCCCATCTATCAGGGTCAAAGGAATTCATTAATCCTACTATTCTAGTGGAGAGAATTCTCTTTTTCGCATTCTCTTCCCACTTAATATCAAAGAAATATGGTTGATTTAATATTTCTTTCTTGATAAAATCAAAATAACCTTTAAGGTTATTTAATGACATTTCTGAAACCTTTTCAGACGTATTGAACGTCTCTGCAATTCTATTTGCTAGGATAGCAGCTCCATCACCATAAATAATTTTGGCAATGATTTTTGCGTTAGAATCAGAGTTTCTCATAGCAACATTAAAGCTATGTCCTCCATCCACGAGACCCTGATTTTTGTCTGTGAATATAAAGGACACTTCCCCTTTATCGTAGATACAATCAGAGCATACAATAGTCATGCCACGATTTAGAACCTCAAAAAGTTCTGGTTCCTGAACTATTGTATGCTCTATTTTCTTTGTTGTTGTACCATCATGAAAAGAGCGAGGGTTGGCCTCTATGGGCAGAAACTTCAAATCCTTTACTCTTATTCTCATGATTGCTGTATCGACGACACCGACACCGTCAATTTTAGTTATAAAAGTGGGGATGAGGTCCCCTTTAATGGTGATAACCTTTTTCATAATATACCTCATAGGTACTGCTCTTGGACCATAATAAATTTATAGTGCCTCTATGGGCTAGCGGTCCTCCACAGGATAGGGTTTATGACTCCCATATCACAATAATAATATACAAAGCAAAAAAAGAAGACTGACAAGTAGCCAGTCTTCTTTATATTACGATTATTCAACATCATCCTCAAGATTATTGAGATTTTTATTGTCGTAGATGATAATCATACTACCAGGTTCTGTAATATAATCATCGTCAACTTTGAAATCGTCAGGATTATACTTGTAGTCTGAGTTCGGCTCAGGTTTAGGAAATGCAGGAAATATACCGAAATTATTTGAGATTTCTGATTTCTTTACTCTATCAGTGAAGCATAAATGCTTATAATCATCTACATAGAGTTTAATGGGCTTCATTTTATCGGTTTTAAACTCGGCAATATAGTCGATATATTTAAGTATAATAAAGCCTACCTTTGTCTTCCAGGCTTCTTCGATGCCTATTTCATCTACTTTCTCATTGAACTCTTTTACGAGCTTTCTGATATTACCATCGTAATAGGTAATGAGGTCAGCCATAAAAGTATCATGACTAGCAATCTCGTAGTCAATCTTATCACTCATCTTTGTGAAATTCATAGCTGCCTCATACTTATAATTAGGATTATCATTTCTATAATCGTTAGCAGTCTTTTTTACTGTAGATTTTTCAACAAGATGAGTATTCATGGTATCTCTGACTTTGCTGCCTTTCTCATCAATAGCAATGATAGTATAACGACGATAACGGCATTTATTATCGCCAAGAATATGAACAAGCACATATCTAAATCTATAATAAAGATACTTGCTATATTTGTTGACAAAGCATATCAGTGTCATTAACTGACGATAAGATGCATAATTCTCTGGCTCTTTTGTCTTAGGAATCTTGCATCCGTTGACAGTATGGAGTGCATTTTCCAGAGTATCAAATATGAATCTTCTGAATCCTTCGCAGGACATATCCTTCTTATCAATGAGTACTGTAAGCAGCTCATTGTAAGTACAGATATAAGTAATGTCTACTAAGCCAGTATCCTCGATATCAGGTTCGATTCTATACTTAGGTGACTTAATAAGATAGTGAGGGAATAAATATATAGCACCCCAATCTTTAGAAGCATCGTCAGGTCCAGGACCAAGGTCACACTTGTATTCAGTAACCTTTAATGCAGAAAGATTGAAATCAGATGCATTATCTTTATGTATTTCACACATCATCTTAGCGAATTCTTCGTGAGTAGTGTTTACATAACGAACACCGTTCTTCTCACAGTTATCGATTTCGTCATGTGCGTTTTTGATTTCTTCCTCCATAGGCTTCATAATAGCCTCTGCAAAGGGGTTTCTCTCGTTGTTGTTCATGTTGTTCATAATAATTCTTTCCTTTCGATTATAAAATTTTTATAAAAAGGTTGGAGACATGTTAATCTCCAACCTAATTACCATCATATTACTGAGATAAGTCCTTAGATATATATCTTGCTATTAATCTTCTGAACTCTTTGCAAGTTTCAGCTCTAGCAAATACATATTTATGCTCTTCTTCAGTGAAGCTAAGATAGATAAACTCACTTCCACTCCCAGTATCATATCTTTTTGACTTATAATTGATATCAGAGATATCAATTTTATCAGTTAAGATACCAGCAATGAATTTGCTGAGTTTATAGTTAGTGCTATTGAGTTTATTATATCTATTAAGCACTCGTATCACAGCCTTCTTAAATGAAGGCTCGACCCTAATGTATTTTGAATACACTATAGGGTTATCTTTTACAGAGACTTCATACTTATCTCTGAAGCTATATAGCGTGTATTGTTTAACCATTTGGTTTACAGGTACACCTAGCCTTTTAGCATACCTAAGAAGTATGCTAAACTTTTTGTTGTCGAATCCGCAAGCAATATTGAATGAGCCAGAAAAATCTTCCTGTTTCTCTACTGCTATTTTAAATTCTTCGTATTTAGCAGACATAAGAAATCTGCCAAAGATTGATGCCATTGAGACATGAGCTGTTTTTGCTTGATTAGCAAATACGTCATAAATTTCTTCAGGTACAACAATGTATACCCAGTTCCTTTTTATGACGTCATTTGATAAAAAGTTTTCGTTTCTCATAAGATTTTGTTCCTTTCATAAAGATTAAAATAAGGTGAGTAGCATTGCTACTCACCTTAATATTATATAAATATTATTTATATTGAGTGAACAAACTTTCGGGTCCAGCCTTAAACTTCTTACTTGGGTCTGTAGCTCTTGTATTAGCATCATTATTAGGTTTAAATACCTGATTAGTTCTGAGAAATTCTCTACGATAACGACCAATAGTCTCCAATCTAGGCATACCATAGAAATTGAAAAGATATTCTACTGATACAGTTAAGTACTCTTCAAGACTAATAGGTTGAATTACATAATTAGGAGAAGCCTTTACAAATGCGAATCCTAGAGCTCTATCATCAAGTCTAGTTTCTGGTTGAGTTTTAAGAAACTCATAAGCTCTGTTTTTGATATTCTTGTTGTTCATAATATATTCCTTCTTGAAATTGATTAATATACATATTTTACATTTGGAGCAGCATGTGCTATAATATAATAAAATCTATCTAAATCTTCATACCTCCATGGCATAAATAAAGATTTACCATTTCTAATAATGTCTCTTTCTTCTTTAGTAAAGATATCCTTCTGTTTTACTGGGTCTTTTCTCTCCTCACTTCTACAGTCTCTACAATTAGACTGAGGGATTCTTTTTTTATTTGCCATTACTCTAGTTCCGAATTTCTTATTAATTTCTTCTCTAGAGATTGCGTTTTCACCACATCTTGGACAATTACACCAAGGTGCATGCGTGCCATCATCTTGAAGAATTACATTATACATATATATTCCTCCTTAAGGATATTATTTTATTATGATACGAAAATCCAAAATCCATATCATTATTTATATGTAGAGAGTGGTGTAATATTTACACCACTCTCTTATTAATTACTCTTCATGGAATCTAGCACCATGTTTTACACGGTCTTTTTCTTCAGCCTTCTTTGCATCATTAAAAGTGTCTAATGTACCAGAAAGATATCCTGTTACACGTCTGATTCTGTCAAACTTAATACCGTCTTCTTCTTTACGTCCACAATAAGGACAAGTATCGCCAATAACTCCAGTATATCCACATACAGGGTCTCTATCTACTGGATGATTAATAGCACCATATCCTACACCTTGGTCATGCATACACTTAACAATGGCTTCGATTGCCTTAACGTTAGATGCAGCGTCGCCGTCGATTTCAATATATGCAATATGACCTGCATTTGTAAGTTCATGGAAAGGTGCTTCGAGTCTAATCTTATCATATGCTGTAATATTATAATAAACTGGAATATGATTGCTATTAGTGAAATAGTCTCTATCTGTAACACCTTCAATTACACCATACTTAGCTCTACACTTTCTTAATGCAGAACCACACAGACCTTCTGCAGGTGTAGCAAGTACAGAGAAATTAAGATGAGTTTCAGAAGCTACCTTATCTGTATACTCTCTCATATGTTTTACAATAGCATATCCCTTATCCCAATACTCTTGACCCTCACCATGATGATGACCATATAGTGCAACTAATGCTTCTGCAAGTCCAACAAAGCCAATAGAAAGAGAACCGTGTTTAAGTACTTCTCCAACTTCATCTTCTGGACCAAGTTTTTCAGAATCAAGCCATACACCTTGTCCCATAAGGAAAGGAAGATTCTTTACCTTAAGATGAGACTGAATTTCAAATCTTTCTAAGAGTTGTTTCTTTACAAGCTCTAAATACTTATCAAGAAGCTCATAGAATTTCTTTTCGTCATGATTAGCTTCAATAGCAAGCATAGGAAGATTAATTGTAGTGAAAGAAAGATTACCTCTAGAGTGAGAAATCTCTCTTGTCGGGTCATAGACATTTCCGATTACACGGGTTCTACATCCCATCTGTGCTACTTCAGTTTCAGGATGACCTGGTTTATAATATTGAAGATTAAACGGCGAGTCAAGAAATACGTAATTAGGAAACAGACGCTTACCAGTAACTCTATAAGATAATTGAAGTAAATCATAATTCGGGTCTTCTGGATTATAGTTTACTCCTTCTTTTACCTTAAAGATTACAATCGGGAAGATACAAGTTTCACCATGTCCCAATCCAGCTTCCATAGCAAGGAGAAGATTCTTAATAACCATACGTCCTGCATTAGAAGTATCTGTACCCAAGTTGATTGATGAAAAAGGTCAGTTATGTTATCGTATAGGCTCTTTATCCTATACTTCTGGAGCTTATGATTTCGCTCATACGTTTATATTTTCAAAACGATACGTCTGTTAATTCAGACCAGCTCAGAGTAGATTTTCACCCTCGTTTAACGTTAGGCATTCAATGCGGTGAAATTGAACGAATAATCCTATAGATTATTGTGTCGGACACTCTTGGTGGTATTATATTCTCTATAAGAGTTTCAACCACTACTCGTTACGGTTCTTATACTTGTTAAAGTATAAAGTTACCTCGGTATTAACATGTTTCATATCATATGATTTAATTGAAAATACTGTTCAAACTTTTCTTTCTTTCTAGTGAGATATATTGTAGCATTTTGATATATGAAATTATAGAATAAAGCTATTTCATCCTTTCTTCTAATATCAACCATTTCTAAATATATCTGACTATTACATCTTTCAGTTAGCCAATGAGATATACCGATACATTCAAGTATTCTTATTATATCTTCTTTTAATATCTCATATGTTACAAGAGCGACTTTTCCAGAATATGAATTACATATCTTACGTTCTGGATGTGCTAATCTGAATGTAAAACAACCATCTCCATCAAAGAAACCTCTAATAAGATGATGTACTAAATCATATCTTACTATAGGTAATGGTCTAAGAAATTTTGGATTAGCTATGCCATAAAACTTAAATCTTCAGCCATTTTAAAACTTGAAACTACACAATTTACTGTGCCTTTACCAGCCCTATTATCAATTCGTAAAGAAGTTTGAGCATTTATAAACTTATGGAATAATTCTACCATATAAGAATCTTCACTTTTTAATCCAAATAATATTTTTGGAGAAGCGTTCAATCTATTCTTATCATAGAATACACATCCATCTGCTAATAAAAATCCTAAAAAGTATGCTTTTTCTTCTGTATCTATAACACTAAAGATATCTTCTTTAAGTCCTATAGAATACAATTGTTGTTTAGTATACGTAGGTATATTATATTCTTTAAGAATTTTAATTATAGTAGGACGGCTTAAGTTATATTTATGACTTAAAGATTCAATTGTTTGAACATGTGAACTATAATCGTTCACTATCATTTGTTTATAATCATTTGATATTATAATAGACATATCATACCACCTTTCAAATGTGATATGAAACAAGCCTTCACCGATTTTGCCCGAACTCCGTATAATGTTTCCATTATACTAGGCAACTTATTTTACCTGTCCACCTGCTCTAGAATGAAGTGTATTAAGATTATGAACAAATCCCTCCATAGCTTGATAACACTCACGCTCTAAGTCTTTTCTAGTGACATTTAGAATCTTTCTAAGATTACCATTCCAATCCATATCATCAACAAGAAGTTTATCAATATATTCGTCATTCATATCATTATCTACTATACTGAGTTCTTCTTCAGCATTAAACTCATTGAATTTATCAGTATTACGTTTTAGTGCTTTTCTGAATGATTTATAGATACCTGGTGTCATAGAATAATCAAAATTAGGAATAGATTGTCCACCCTGGTTACACTACATAACCAGGACTATATCATGAGCTTCGCCTTCAAGCGGTCAGCTCCGACGCACTTTGGGTCTGTATCAATCTCAGCCCTACTCTACTCGGTTTTCAATCTCCTTAAGCGAGATATATATCCTTTCGATAGTCTCTAGACCTTCTATCTTCTATAATCTCTATTCTTAATATACCATAAGTATTTTTAATATGATTATCGTTTACATAATAACAATCTGATATATTCTCTAAGCTATAGAGTTCATTTATTTTAATCATAATATCACCACCTAATATAATAGTAGTGAGATTATAGAAGAAGCTTGGCACGGGATTCTGGTGTATCCCCCGTTAGCAAAAGAATTAATGAGTCATTTACTACTCAAATCTTAACGATTCTTTTACACCCTGCTGATAAACAGGTTCACGCCGTTTTTATCTATTCATTTCTGAATAGAGCCACAGAAACTATGGCAATCATTTTGGTCTGATTGAATTGCAATAGCTGCAAGAGTAGCATAAGAGCCAATCGACTGCGGTTCTCTTAAATAACCGTGACCTGTATTAAAACCACCCTTAGCAAGTTTCTCAAAATCAATTTGACAACAAGTAACTGTAAGTTTATAGAAGTCAAGGTCGTGAATATGAATATATCCATCAATATGCGCTTTAGCAATATCTTTACTCATCATATTATTGAGATAATAATTCTTGGATACATTAGCACCAACCTGCAGCATAGTACCCATAGCTGTATTACCGTCAATATTAGCATTCTCACGTTTAGTATCACTGTCTTTAGAGTCACTCATAAGTACATCAGAGATTGTTTTAGAGATACTATCTCTCGTACTACGAATTTCGTCTCTCTTTCTACGATATAAGATATATGCTTTAGCAGTATCAGCAAAGCCAGCTTTGATAAGATTACGTTCTACAATATCCTGAATCTTCTCTACTTCAATGGCAACTCTGTCATCCATTAATTCAGACTTATTGCACTGAAGCACTATATCAAGCCAGATTTTTGCTATTAAGTCGTTTAGTTTTGACTCATCAAATCTCTCTTTAAGCTCTTCCTTAGAATGTGAGCCTTCTACTGCTTTCATAATTGCAGTACGTATCTTATTGTCATCAAATTCTTCAATTGTCTTACCGTCACGTTTAATTACCTGCATCATATTATCCTCCTTAGTCTTTAGATATGTATACGATATAATATATTATATCAGTAAACTCATCTTTTTTAGCTTCTACATTATTAACATTGTACTGCATGACTTCTTTTATCTTGTCTTTGACTCCTTCTCTTATAGCCTTAGCCTTTTCAGTATCTTTATCAGTCTCACTGAATTTAGTAAGCATATACTCAAAGTATGAATTATAGTTTAGCTCACCATTTGCATTGATAGAGAATATGGTATTACCTGTACATGTTGTTTTGTTAATTGTTTCTACTACCTTTATATGTTGTGCACTCTTAATCAGTATAGCAAGTATAGCACTAAGTTGAACGTCAGTATCCTGTATACCTAACTCCTTGATGATATCTTGTTTATAGTCCAATACTATACAGATAATACCACCCTCTGCATATATGCCTTTTACAGGAATATCGTTAATAGTTTCATGCCCTGATAATGATATAGTCGTAGAATCAATTGCATTCTCATCTCTATCGAATAATAAATATGTAGGTGTATACATAATCAGTGACTTAATGTCACCTAATGTAATCTTCTTCTTATCCATATTAGTTTCCCTCCTTATAATATGACTTTAATAAGTCCTTTTCGTTCATTCCGTATTTGCGAGCCTCTTTCCATCCAATAAGACTCTTCTCAAACGCATCTACTTTAGCAAGACTAGATGTAAGTTTATTGAAGTCCATTGGTGGACCGAGCAAGAAATTCAAAAATTCATCATACTGAGATTTATGTCTACAGTATATTATATAGTAATGCTCATATTCTGGGTCTACTATCATGAAAGAACCTTCTGTAGAGAAATGCGTCGGTATTATACCATCAACAACTACATCCTCTATATTAGGAATAGCTTCTTGAAGCGTTCTCTTTACAATAGTTTCTTTATCATCCCCTCTACGAATCTCTAAGAAGTTATGGGTAAAGTCATCATATAACACTGGGTCTGATGCCCATTTACTATAATTTCCATAGAACTCATCGAAGAGATTCACTACATAACGGCATTTTCTTCTTTCAAGTGCCTCTATCATTGTAGTTAAAGGTACTGTTCCATTAGAGTTGAGTGTAAATAACTCCATATTAACTCTCCTTATCGATATATAAATCAATCCATGGGTCAGACCATCCATCATATGATGAGGATATCTTATAAACTTCATAATCTTCATATTGTTTTAAGATTTCTTCTGTAGCTTCTGGCAACTCATCAATATAGTCTTGATGGTTTGTACAAATACACTCAGTATCCTTATCAAGAATAAAGTAATAACCAGACAAATTCTTCAATACTTCTTTTAAGGTCATGATAACTCACTCCTTACTTCTAGGTAAAACAGTAATTACTATCTTACCGCCTCCATTAATAATAAAGGCAATATTTTGTACAATCATATTATCCATCATGTCTCTAGGTAATTTGGAAATATCATCTAAGAAAACATTGCTTCCACTCATTACTTCGTCGTTTGTATAGAGTATATTTTCAAAAGTCTTGATTTGCCACTCTCTATAGTCAAACTCTAATCTCATAGTATCGATGAGTTCTCTTAAAGTGAGTGTTTTATATTTCAGGTCAACATAAGCATTTAGCATTGGTTTATAGCCGTCATAAGTGGTTGCGATATTACTGGTTGGTTGTAGCTTGATAATCTCTAACTTTTCCCAGTTAGACCTGATAGAGCCATCTTTGTTTGTAGGCATAGATACTTGTTTACCAGATACGATGTCGATAAAGTTTACCTTATTCATATCTGTAATTAAATCTTTGAGTTCTTTTACAGTCATGATAACTCACTCCTCTTCTTCATTAATAATATTAAATGTAATAGACCATTTGGAAGTATCTTTATACAAAGTAGTTCTGATTTTAGTTACTAAAGAATTAAGAATCTTAACTTGTAAATCTTTTATATTCGCTATATATCTTGGGTCTGCATCGCCTTTAAAATATTCATCATTTGTATATAAGAGATTATCTCCAGTATCTCTAATATACCAAGTATTATATAGAGACATAGCGACAGTTCTAACAGCTTCTCTCATTTTAAGTGTTTTTGTATCAATGTCTACAAAAACTTTCACATAAGCTGAATATTCTTCGCTTTTGCTAGCAGAATATTTTGGTCTGCTGTTAGTAGAATTAGCTTTAATTCCTAATTCTATATTAGCGATTTCCAGTTCTTGTAGTGATTCATTTTTCTCTGTTTTAAATTCTTCACCAATAGCTTTTCCAGTTACATAATCAAAGAATTTTATATCTCCTTTAAATATTTCTTTAAATTCTTTTACAGTCATGATAAACACGACTCCTTTCTTATTTGGTTTACTTCAATGTTATCTGTTCGTTAAAACAAAAAATAAGGAAAAATGAACGTCAGCGTACTCTATTGGTACGCTGACGTATTTTCTTAATAACTTATAATATGTCTGTTTAGACATATTATTTTAGGGCTTCATCAATTCTCTTCTGTTTTTCATACCATGCATCATTTGGAATAATCCATAATGCAGGCACTTCGAAATCACCCATAGGGTCAGAACCAATGAAAGTCACATTGGACTCCATTAATTCTTCTGAAGTTAATACAATACCATTAGGTGTCTTATATACACCCTCATCTAAACTATACTCAAAATGAGCATAGTATGAGTCATCGGATTTAACGATATCTTCATCATCGAGATATACGTTAAATCCGTTTGGCATGAGTTCAAAGAGACCGAACTCCTTGAGCTGCTTGTAAGTCTTGCCTGTGTTTTCAGCTATTACTGTTCCCTTATTCATATTATTATTTTCCTCCTTTATGTTGTTTATCAGTGCTCATCATAAGCTTACAAAGAGTTTGTAAAGTCATCGTAGCAATATGAGTACCATCACCATTATTAGAACTGGTAATAAACTCATCAGGATGTTCACTTATGAACTTTATATGTTTATATGGTATAAGACTATTGTACAATAACTTTTCATTGGTTGTTACAGTATCCAAAATCTGTTTCTTCTCATTCCATAAAAACTCTGGTTTAGGACGATAATTAGATTTCATAATATCACCTCAATCTTCAGGACCCATAAATTCTCCAGCTTCAACTACGATGCTGAAAGGTCCAATATTATCTTTATCTGTTGGTTCAAATGGATTATTCTCCATTACCAAGCAGATACTATCGGGTTCTACAATAGTATTGATTTTACATTAATATTGTACAACCCTTGGGGATAGAATGTTCTTTTGGACGGTGCTACAACTAACTTTTCCGATACTGCCAATGTAATTGCAGCGATAATCTGTCCATATGTCATCCCTTCAAGAGCTTTTTTGTCAACATGAAGAGTGACATTAAAAACATCTTTTGATTCATCGTCAAAAGGATAACGTGAACCGTTATTATTCGTAGTCATTGTAATTTTGTTCTCCATTATGAAGACACCTCCTTTCTAGATAAAATATTTGTGATAGGAACTGGGTCCTATCACAAATATAATATACAAATAATGATTATTTTAAACACAATACATAATTGGCTGATTATCATTACTAGGACTAACATATGCTTCCTTAAGTTCATTTATGAAATCTTCTCTACGACCAGCCCAATTTTCAAGGAAGTTTAATTTAAGGTCAACACCAGCAAACACTGTTTCAAGTCCATCATAGTGTTGTAAATATGCTACTAGAAAAGATGCTACATCTGCTGTAGCAAGATTTTCAAATACACCCATTTTAGTAGGTGAAATAGTCATTAAATTAACAGGATGTGTAACAAAACAATCTAAAGGTATGCAACCTAAGCCTCCAGTTATGTCTCCTGTCGTAACACTCTGTAATCTAATCATATTAGGCTCTTTAAAATCTACAAATATAGTATTATTAAATACAGATGTCATATCTGCCCTACCGCTTAAGAGCATCGTATCATCCATGCTGTAATTATTATATGCTGACATATAATCATAATATCCTAAAGATGATTGTTGTGCTAATGCATCTTCTTTTCCATATACATCCCACGCAATATCTCTTACGCCAAGCAATTCAGCACCACCGAGCAAATCCGTATTAATTAAAAAATAACCATTCCTCTTATTAGCTTTATCATTAGTATCAACCATAATCCTTACCATATGAGGAAAGTAACGACTAAACGTTAATAGTGTGTCTGGAATAATTACTTCATCTACCCACTTATCCTTGGCAATATCTTCAGGAAGCATTAATGGCTTTGTTCCTAGACGCCTTTCTATCTTGTTAAGCAAGAGATTCATCTTATTAATTGGCATATAATCTCCTCCCTTCATATTACTTAAATGTTAAAGATACCAAAAAACAAAGGGTGGAGTTAACCACCCTTTATATTTACTTCTTCTTAAGAGATATCTGTGGCTTATTCAACTCTATTGTTTCACCACTATTATACTTTACACGTAAAGTATACTGTGTAGAAATTGCATCGAGTTGTCTAGACTCAACACAATATGATAACCACTGACCGTTAAAATAACGGTTAAGGAACTGTTCTAGTTTATGCTCAATCATAGTGTGCATATTAGAATCATTGAGCATATCAAGAGCTTGATTTGTCATTCTATCTTCAAGCTCATTAGTTGTGAATTGGCTGTTGAACTCTCTTTCCATAAGTTCAATCTTGAATTTCTCATCGCTAACGAATCTTTCATCTTCGTTAGGGTCATATTTATATTCGAAGTCTGAAAGTTTCTTAATTGTATAAGACCCATAATCAGACCTTATATAAACATTACAAGGTCTTTCTGTAATATGAGCTTCGAGGAATGTACCTCTATAGTCTACCTCTTGTGTATGGTAGAATATGAACTCTAATGCTTCTACAATGTTATTGAACGTATAAGTAAGTGATGCTGGTGCCATTAGAATCACCTTTTTGCATTTAAAATTATTTAAAGAATCAATTATGATTCTAGCCCTTTCCATTGGGTTATTAAGATTGTATTGTTCTTTTTGCATGATAACATGCTCCTTTCAAAATATTTTACGATAGTGTTATGTACTATCGCTAATATAATATATAATACAAAAGAAAGATGCTAGACCAAAGTCTAGCATCGTATATATTAATTCAAAAGCATAATAGTAATCAGTAGCTTGTTGTAACCATCTTGTATTGCAAACTCTACTCTATATGCTTTTCCATATAGATATACAATTTGATTATCTGGTAATGACTTGATAGTAGTCATATCAATGTCAGATAGATTGCTAATATCATATACTACACATGTACCATCAACACAAGTCTTAATATCAAAACTCATGTTTTTGAGCAATGAGTATGCAATCATATTTTGGTCAACGTAGTTTATAACGTAATCGACAAGGTCAATACCAGATATTTGTTTTGTAAAACTCAAGATATCGTTGGTCATTATGGTATTAACCCTCCCTCTTCCATTACTTCTTCTACAGCATCAGCTTGAGCTTCTTTCTTACCTTCTTCACTTTGCATTTTTTCGAAGGCAATCATATATAAGACTTGACACATAGCAACGGGCATCTCATATAATTCCATAAGAGATACCCGTCCTTTATAATAAGTGCTTAATTGTTCAAGTTTTCTTATATCTTTTTCATAAGACCCAGCTGATGTCTGGTAAAAAGTAAGTTATCAGGATTTACCTCAACCTCGTCGATTTTCTTACCACACTTAGGACAACGACGTTCAGGATATACATAAGTAATATCTCTAACAAGATTACCGTCATCATCGAGTGTACCAGCATCATACTTATCAGTTTCTACAGAAAGTGCCTGAAGCTGGTCAGAAGTAAGAGACTTAAGGATAGTAGCATATGTCTTTACACGACGCTTATAAGTAAGTACCTTATCAGCTACAGGTCTAGTATCAATAGGAATAAGTTGACGAGTATTATAATCAATTCTATATACAGAATCAATATAAGTCAACAGAAGAATTAAGTCTTCATACTTAGAAGCGAATTTCTGGTCAACAAGAGTAGGTTCAATATAAGTATTATAAAGAGACGGAATCTTGAGACCAAATACATAATCATCGGAAGCTTGATATAGGTCAACCTTATATTCAGAAGTGGTAGAATCTGTATTACCCTGAGTAAGGATAGTCATATATTCTTCCTTCTTCTTATCATCGGTAAACTTAATCATAGAATGTACTGGTACATTTTCCATGAATATATTATTACAATTATCATCATTACAATTGAATGTAACAATGTTTGCTGTACCGAATGTAGCCTTATATGCAGTAAACATATAATCATCCATTACAGTATTAGGTGTAATCATAGCCCATGCTTCAAAAGTCTTAGGCTTATTAGCATCAATAATATGCTCATAGATAAGCTTAAGCTTATTCTCAATGAACTTATTATAGTTTGCATTATTACCACGAAGCAGCTGTGGGTCAAGAGACTGAATTTCCATAGGCTTAAATGCAGACATTCTTACTGCACGCTTTTCAGACCACAGAACACCATCTGCACATTCAATAGCTCTAGTCTTAATCTCATTGATAATCTTAGAAGCATTGATAGGCTTCTTAGAGATTGTGAAATTCTTAAGGTCAAGCTTATGAGCAACAGGATTAAAGTTATGATTAATTTCCTGTCTGATATTCTGCTTAATAGCTTCCTGCTTTGCCTTAGCATCATCCTCTTCATCAGACTCAGTTGTGTCATCAGAAGATTCATCATCATCAAGGAACTTCATATCTTCATCATCGATACCATCAAAAAGATGGTCGTCTTCATCATCTGTAGCATTGACAGCATCATATACAGACGCATCCTGCACCATAGAAATGGTTTCCTTCTTAGTACCAGCAACTGGAGCAGATACATCTACTTCCTGTTCTACCATAGCTGGCTTAGTAATGGATACTGTCTCAGAAGGTGCTACTACTTCTACAGGATTAGAAGAAGTACTCTTAAGCTGTACATCATCAAATGTATTAACCTTAATTGTTTGAGCAGCGATTACATTAACATCATCGTCATCATCAATATCAGCATCACCATTTTCGATAGCCTGTTCAATTCTCTCTTCATTACCCTTTTCGATAAGTTCAGTAGATTCTGTAGCAAGTCTATCAATAGTAGAATCAAGACCTTCAAATGCTGCATCGAGCATTGGGTTACCTGTACCCTTACCTACTACAGAACCATCATCACCAGGAAGTACAACTTCGGCAAGATTAGCTTCCTTTACATTTTTAGTGTTGAGCTTTGGCTTTGCTGGCATGCCAACTGGTGTAGCAGTAGGAACAGCACCGTTAGCAAGCTCAGATAGAGTTACGTTTTCAGACATAATAATTTCCTCCTTATGCAATACTTATCTAAAATCACTTAATTTTGTAGTTTCTAAGACCTCACCTGTCTCTACATTGATTGGTAAAAAGACATTGAGTTGCTCAGATGTAATATAAATTTTGATGACTTTCTCATCACCAGTTTTATTATCACCCAATTCACACTTTACATTGACAAGTGAGTATTGAGGTAAATATAACATGATTTGGTCTTTAATTCTTTTCTGTAATTCAATCATATCTACGTCGGTAGCATATCTGAATTTAGAAACTAAACCTACACCGCAATCTGGGTGTGTTTGAATAGTTCCAGGTTCTAACAGAATCAATCTTACTAGTAATAATGTCGCATAATTTTCATCCTTAGCAACAAGAGGTTTATAGTATTTATCTACAGATAACAGTGGTTCAGTTTTATCCACAAAGTAATCTGTATATTTACCATCAGTAGCCATAGGAGATAACCTCCTTTCATATATTACTAAATTGTTTCTGTATTAAAAAAATAACGGGTACTGATAACAGTACCCGTTTTACTTTCATCAAGAATAGATTTTATGACAAATCTCAATTGCTCTTTCCTTAGTTACAGCTGAGCCAAGGAAGCAACTAGGATGTAGGAATGTTACACCTTCCCAGTTACGTACATCATCAGGAATATCGCAGAGGTGTGTATTCATATCCTCGGCGGATACAGAGATAGTTTTGAAACACCATCCACCTCTCTGATTCGGATATACATAAAATGGGATATTTCTTTCTCTACAGATATCATCAGCTCCAGGTAAATAATAATCTGTTATAAGGCACACTCCATCACTTTTATCCGCTTCAGCAACAAGAGTTTTTTCACATCTCTGAATAAATCTATAATGAGTAATAGTACGCATAAAGAAACTAATACAGAGAGAAACAGCTTTATTGAAAGCTTCATCAAACATCTCATCTGTAGGATTAAGGATATTTGGATTAAAATTACTGATAAGTGTAGATAAAGGATTATGACCAAATCCGTTATCGTGGTCATCAATGGAACGGATAATAGAATCATAGATTACAGGGGCATATTTCTCTCCAATCCACTGTATACCAATCTCATTCCAAATAAGACCAACTGCAGCATGTTTTCTGATAGCTGTATGTTCAATACCATATTCGTCCAGATATTTGTCAAGTCTGATACAATGCTTTGCATCTTCTCCTATCTGATGATGGTCATACTGACCAAGACCGATATCATATACTACAGTATTAGGAGTATCATCATCATAACCATCCTCTTTAGGAGTAAAAGTACGTACAAGATTTGTCTTGAATTTAAGTTCCTTCTCAAAGATAATCTTAAGAATAGCAGTAGCCATTACATCATCAGAATGAAACTTACCCTTATGTGTAACAAGGGTGATTATATCCTTCTTAGGGTCTGCATTTTTAATAATGTCGAGAATTTTTGTACTCATAATAAGTACCTCCTTAAAAAATTTTATGATAGATTGTCTATCATAGATATAGTATATATCTAATGATTTGTTTTTACAGGTGTAGAAACTTAACTATAAATATTTCTCAGAAAGGAACATTATATATGGCTAAATTAAAATATACGTTTGACGACTATATTGCTAATCCTTCTGGCAGAGGTAGTGCAGTTAATTCTATGGCTTCTAATAGTGAGCCTTATGAAAAAGAACTTATGTCACTTGAAAGTAGAAATGATAAAGTGAAGTATACTGTTTATAGACAGACTAAGACTGGTGGTAAACAGTTATATTATATTCACTTTCTCATTCCATCTTCTACTAAAGGTTTTTTCAATGATGTAGTGGTAGAATTTACTCAGAACGAGGGTGATTCGTCTGCTAATAGAAGCATTAAGAAATATAACGTTAGATTCTTTTCTAATGATACTAATTTCGTATATACATATGCATACACATTTAAGACTCATGGAGTTTTAATTTCTGACCTTGAAAAACATCTCCCATTCAGATGTCTTGTACAAAAACCTACAATGCGAAATCCCGATAATGCTATGGGTTATAATAAATCACTTTACTTTGCTTATATCGTTATGAATAGAGAGAATCTGTTTGAGAAAGATACACTCAATAGAATTGCCTCTAGCGGTGGTATTGTCAAACTTGCTGGTACTATTCCAAGTTTTGATAAAAAGCTCCAGGAACGTAATAAAATTACAAAAGAGCAAAAAGAAAAAGGAATCAAAGAGGAACCCAAAAGTAAAGTAATCAAATCTAAGAATCTTATTGGTGAGAATCCATTAGATACACTTAAACCTAAGATTACTAAGATTGTAGGTAAAACCAAGACTACTTCAACCATTAAAAAGGTTAAAAAGAGATAAGATTGTATACTATTATTGCGTAAATACAATCTCTATATGAATAGGAGGTATTTATATGGAACTTTACGAAATATTAATGTCACCATCATTTCTACCTAGAGTAGATGAATGGTATCCGAGAGAGGAGGAAAGAATTTTTAGAGAATGTAAGAATGCAATTATCTTACCAGTATCTCGCTTCTTCGGTATTGAAGAAAGCAAAGTACTGGACAGCTTTATGCTGACCCCGAAAAGATGTTATAACTCTGATGAAGTTAGAGCTCACATCTGTCAGTATATGAATTACTTTGAAAAGTATTTCGATTCAGAACATGAGCTGCTGTTCTATATGTTTAGAATGAAGCAGCTTATGGACACAGGATTTATTGATAATAATGGGAATCTTATTAGAGCTTATACTCTTCAAGATTTCTTAAGCGATATTAAAACATATATCCTGTCAGATTCTATGTATAATAAAGCATGGAATATGGTAAGTACAAATTACCAGCTTGACCTGAATTACAAGAATAAAAGTAATGAGGGACTTCAGTATAATAATAATCACGGTAAGTATTTTATGGAGATGAGTCTCTTTATGAATATGCTTATCCCACTGATTATGCATTTTGTATACAGAAATCGAATCACTTCTACAGAGAAGATTCATGAGATTATCTTTACTGTATACAATTGGTTATTCGAAGTATATGTAGACTTCGATAAAATGGCTGCTAGAGGATTAAAGCCTGCAGATATGTATGCAAAGCTTTATGAAACTGCAAGCACAACAATGCAATCTCACTATAAGACAAATAAGATTCTTTGGACTATTAGTGAGATTAGAGGATACTCACCTACCATTAATTCGAATGATGCTATCAATACTACTATTATGCAAGTAATGCCTAAGTATACCTATAATGGTAATATAGTGAGTTATAACATATCAAGTGTTCGTAATAATATCAAGTATAATATTTCTGATATCAGTTATGAATACGACTATTCATCTCTCAGTAGTAGTAAAAGAGATGGAGAAGATAATACTTCTCAGATTGATAAGTTCGAGGCTCATCTTATTAAGACAGATGAATCTCTTCTTATTCAGAATGACTTCAGATGTGAGAAGATTATGGAATCAATCGTTGCAAAGTTTGGACCATTTGAACAAGCAGAGATTGATTATTATAAGAGAGAACTCACCAAACATGGAAGACCTGTTATCAATAGATTCCAACAGAATCTTGTGAATAACATGTTTTACAAGTATTTTGGTGATACAGTAAGCATCAATTCTATTAATGCAGACCAATATATTACGCTTATAATCGCAGGTAAACGTCATATGCTTAATAGTGGTATGCGTCTGTTACCTTATATTTTTGCAAGTAATGTTATTCAGATTTCTCAAAGAACAACTCTCTGTAAGAAAGAGCTTATCAAACTTGAACAGTCTGAATACTATAACGAAATCATGAAAAAGTATAATGGTGACGAAAAGAAGATTAGACAGATACTAGCATTGGTAGCAACAATGCTTAGTAGCAAATTCCAAGTTATAGATTATTATAACAAGGATATTGATGGTATGGATATTAAGATGGAATCAGATATTCTTATCGATGAAGTCTTAAGATTTATTATTCAAGTATGATTTAAAGACAGAGAGGAGACTTAACTCCTCTCTGTCTATAATAAAATTTTTGGAGGTCTTAATTATGTTTGAAAAGAGAAAACCGATTTATGCTGGAGTTACTTACATCTTTGATGCTCTTAATGAGAGCAACATGGCAGCAAGTACAAGTGTAGTAACTACAATTAAAAAGGCTAAAAAGAAGAATTACTGGGTGGTACTCTCTGTTAATAACGGAGATATCTTTGAATGTCCTGAAAGTCTTTTAACAGAGTATGTTGATTATGATGATGTAGTCGATATTGTTCGTTGTCATTATGGAACAACAGAATTTAATTTTGGAGATGTAGCACTCTTCGAGATTATAACAGAAGGTCTTGATATGATGGCTGAAAAGATTGAAGATGAGGAATTCAAAGCATTAAATGAAGAAGTCAAGGCATCTGTTGATAAACTCAGAGATAAGATTAAGAAATATGCAGAAATTTCTCATTATAAGCATATGCTTACTACTATAGGTAATATCAAGCACGATATAGATAAATTCCAAGAGAAAGAAAAATTAAAATCTCAAAAAATAGAACTTGTAGAAGCAATTACTAAAGCAGCAGAAGAATCTATTGAAAAAGTAGAGAGTGCTGAAGAAGGCTTTAAAGATATAATACAGGAATCAGGTTTCTACGAGAAATTTGATGATGTAGTAAAGCATTATCTGTTTTCTAGCGAAGATAGAGATGACTTTATTGATAAAGCTCTTGATTTACTTGAAGAGGAATTTCCACCACAAGCAATGATTCCACCAGAAAAGAAGTATCAATATATTGTGCAGGGAGATATAGATGCTCTTAAGAAAGCTGTAGCTAAAGCATTACATTCTAACAATATTGTATTCCTCGTAGGTATCACATCTAAAGGAGAACAGATTGCTGTATGTATATTTGATATCTCTGACCTTGATGAGGTGGACAATTTTGTATCTGCATGTTATGATAAGTGGGAAGATAGAAATTCTTCTTACTTTTCATCACACAGAATCACTATGTTAAGTGTTCCAAATAGACCAAATATACCATTCTTTAGAAATGATGAGGAGGATGATTGTAATGAATAAGAGATATAGTTTCTTAACAAAAATTAAAGCTATGCTTTATAATGAATTCGATAAACTTAGTGAGGAATTTGGATTGATTGAACCAATTAGTAAATCTAATCTGTTTTTCGTCGTAGCAAATTCTAAACTTGAGTTCATGGTTAACTATGAAAAACTCTGGAAGTTTAGCACAGTAACAAAGGAAGAATTGTATAAAGCTTATTTAGACGATGAGCGTTTTGACGGTACACTTATGTATAATAAATTATTATGTGTACTAACAGATGGAGCTCCTGTACAAGCTATCATTATACCAGAAGAAACACTTTGCAAATTTCTGTATTATCATGTAGATTGTCCAGAAGATATATTGATTGATTATCTCAAACATTGTCTTAGACATGAAGTCGGACATGTTGTGGCTAATATTAAAATTTTTAAAGAACACAAAGTAAAAGAAGCTGGTGAAATCTTTAATAATGATGTAAAAGAACAAGAGAAATTATGGGAAGAATATATCAAAGAACATGATTTCGATACTCTTGATGAAGATGGTATGAGAGAATATTATACCTATTATCATAATCTTCCTATGGAAAAGAAGGCTAATGAAGCTGTAGGCATAAATATTGCTGATACAGTAGAGTGGGAAATCAGACTTGAAAAGGAGAGTGAGTAATATGCTTAGACAGACTGCTAGAAGATATTATGAAATCGTTTTATTCGCTAAAGAGATGGCTAATAAACTCTCTAGTGAATATAATATAGATAAATCAAGATGGAAATTTTCTATCCCTGAAACATATAACGAATACCTTGAACAGGAATATGAAATAAGATATAAAGATAAATGTGACTGCGTTGATAGTCTGTATGCTGAAATTTATAATGATAATAAATTATATGATGATGCATTTGCTCTTACAAAATACGATGAAAGAGATGATGGTAAATTATCATACAGAACAATCATTTCTAAACAGCATATTATAGAACTGCTATATCATAACCAGGACACCTCTATCATAAAGGAATATATCGAAATCTGTCTTAGACATGAAATAGGACATGTTCTTCATATAGAGAAAGAAATAGAGGATAGAGGAGGTACAGAGGATTTAAACGTGTGGTTATATTTAGAAAATGAAATGTTTAATCAAGAGTATTGGACATTTTATAATGAACATGAAAATGACGATGATGATGTATTCTATAGAGAGACTTGTAAAAAATATTATAGTCTTTCTCCAGAATCAGATGCCAACGAATGTGCTAACGTAGATGTAGATAAACTTATAGAGCTTGAATTGAAAGTGAGGATTGGTATATGTGAATAATATAGATGTGTATATTCAAGACCAATTCATTAGAATGAGACTTACGAATATTCGTAAGTCTCATGGTCTTACTCAGAAACAATTATCAGAAATGAGTGGACTATCAACAGCTACAATAAGTAATATAGAGAGTGGAGAAAACTCTTATACTCTTAGAAGTCTTATACGTTATGCTGAAGCATTAGGGTATGAGATTAATATAGATAAGAAAGTAGTTGATGATAATGATACAGAAGGAAGCGATAAAACAATATCTTCTACAAGTACTTGATAGACCATCAATTGTTTCAGGTGGTAATGAAATAGCTTGTCCTTGTCCATTTTGTGGTGAACAAAGACCAAAGCTATATATAGGACCATTTAATGACCCTAATAAACCAATAACTTATAACTGTTTCATATGTAAATCTCATGGTTATCTGAATCAAGACTTTTTAGATGATATTGGAATATCAAAACAACTTGACCCAGAGATATTGAATTCTAATAAAGGCTCAGACTTTAAAATGGGATTCTCTGGAAACAATTCATTCTATAATCTATTATGGGATAATGTAACCGTGAATGAGTTATCTGAATATAAACTTAAGTATGTAAATGATAGACTTGGCTTAAGATTCACATATGAAGATTGTATAAGAAATAAGATTATACTCAATATATCAGACTTATTATCTCGCAATGGTATTAACTATCTTACAAGACATCCTAATACTGTACAACAACTTAACTACTACTTTATAGGATTTCTTTCTAGAAGTAATGCTAGTTTGAATATGAGAAATATCATATCTGGTAGTTATGCAGAAAGTAAACTAGAAGAATCATTACAGCAGAAGTATATTAATTATAAAGTGTTTAAGAATACACCTGATAATGACTTCTATATACTTCCATGTAATGTAGACTTAGGTAGACATATAAAGTTATATATTGCAGAAGGACCGTTTGATGTATTGGGTATAAAATACAATCTAATAAAGTCTGAAGATAATTGTGTATATATTGCTGGACGTGGTAAAGCGTATGAGAAAGCTTTATATTGGTTTATTCATACTGCAATGCCATTTAGTTTAGAAGTACACTTCTTCCCAGATGCAGATGTAGATGACAAGATGATAACTAATATAGTTATGAACTACTCTGTATTCGGATATCAGTTCTTCTTGCATAGAAACAAGTACAGAAATGAGAAAGACTTCGGTGTACCAGAATGGAGAATGGACGACTTCTGTTATAAAATATAAGGGGTGATTTACTTCACCCCTTATTTTTTGTTTGTTGAACATTTCAATAATATAACCATACAAGGAGGTATATAAATGAGTGGCAAGTTTATTAATAAGTCATATGCTAGGGCTATTGACGCTCTTACTTCTGGTACGATACAGAAAGTAAAAACTGCTAACTATGTATTCAATAATATGTCTCCTGTTATTTGTGATTGGCGTAATATTGATAAAGATGCTACTACACTAGATGAAGGTACTGGAGCAGAATATGTAGCAATTGGTAAGAATAGTCCAATTCGTTATAAACTCATTAAAGATGCAGTCTTTTATGCTCAAGGTATTCGAATTGAAATTGACTTAGAGTATGATGAAGATGGTTTATCTACTGCACCTCCATCTATTAGTGGTATTGTGCTTCCTAATACATGGATTCCTTATCAAGGCGACCATTTTACTCTTAAACAGGCTGGTAAAGAATTTATCTATAGAGTCAATTCAGTATCGTATGACACTATAGATAATAACAATAACGTCTATAAGTTTGATGCACAAATTGACCAAACAGGTGAATCTTATATTGATAACCAGGTTACTGAAACTTATAGAATGATTATCAATAATGTCGGTACAAGTTATAATGCTATAGTAAAAGAAACTATCTATGATTGTATTGATACATTAGATAGTCTGCTTATACAAATGAAGGATTATTATATCTCTCTATTCTATAATGACTCTGTACAGACATTTACTTATACTGGTCCTTATGGTAATCTCTATGACCCTTACATGATTGAATTCTTATCTAGAAATGATATCTTATCTGGCTCTACTGAGTATATCTATGTTAATCATGAAGTACCAGTTCCAAGAACTTTCTCTATTGATTATAATCAGAGTCTATTTAGAGCTTTAGAGACTAAAACTGTAGAGAAGTTTACTAATCAAAATTGTAATGCTGAGCTTATACAAGACCAGTATTCGTTATTCTCTACTGTAGCAGATGATTACTACATTATTAAACATAAAGATTTTGGTCTATCATTGTTTAATCCAGTAGATGCACAATTGATTAGTAGCGTTAAATTTAAAGAAAAGCTATTACCGAATGACCCAAAAGCATACTATAATATTATCATAGACTATTTCAACGATGTTAAACTTGATTCTTCTATTATACCATTATTAGAAGCTATTGATTTTAAACCTACAGTTGATTTATTCTACACAATACCTATGTTAATATTTGTACTTGAGTATAGCATTAAAAAGCTCATGTCTTAACATACCAATAATCTAGGAAAGGAGGACTTTATATGTCTCAGCCTGTTACACTTGATAGTCTTATGACTGATTTTGTATGTGATATGGTAGTAGCAGATGACGAATTATCTGATTCTATCTTTACATGTGTAGATAACTTCATTGATGATTTATGTCTTAGAGTTATGGATGATGAGAATAATATCTTTGAAGCTGATAGAGATGAAGGTGAGTTACCTTTTAATTATATTATAGATAAGGTACTTGAAAGAATTGATACTGTAGAAGATATTGCTGATGATTCATATGGTGAAGTTCTTAAGAAACAGCTTGGTCTAAAAGCAGATGATGAGCATCTTAATAATATGGACCCTGACTATTGCGAAGATGTAAACTTTGATGAGATTACTCCTGAAGATTTTCAGTTATATATCTCAGTTCCTAATGTAGATGGTGATGCAGATGAAAATGATGTACACTTTACTACAGATGATGGAACTAATGTAACTTCTGAATATGATTCTATCTTTAATGCTTAAGAAAGGAGTGTTATATTATGCTTACTAAAACTGCTTCAGTCGACCAGATTATTGAAGACGTTATGAATGCTCAGAGAGACCTAGTCGTAGAAAATGCTGTAGATGAATGGCTTCTTGCCGAGAAGGATATTCTTACCGAAGCTACTACTGCAGCAGATAAGATGGCTGACCTTGAAATCGATTCTGGTTATGATGACGAGACTCAGTTTCTTGAAGATGATGAGGAAGTAAATGCATTTATTGATGCTGAAATCACTGATGATATTGAAGGAGAAGGTGACCTTTTTCAAGATACATTAGATGATTGTGGTATTGATGATGAAGATGACCTTATTGAAGATATCGAAGATGTTCTTTGTCCATATGAGGACTTAGAAGCACTTGTTGATGATGGAGATGATATTGACTCTCTAATTGACGGTGATATCGATGTTGACTATTGATTGGAGGATATAAACAATGACTAATAATGTAACTAAGTTCATGGTAACTGTAGAGACTAAGAATTATCCTGTTGTTACTATTAGACCAACTATTCAGCGTTATGCTAGAATTCGTAAGAAGATGAATGCTTCTGAAATTGCTCAGTGTCTTTCTTGTTATGCTATCGTTACTTTGGAAAAAAATAACGGAACTAAGGTTAGACTTACTGCAGATAATTTCAAGGAAGTACTTCGTTCTTATGCTGCTCAGCTCAACGATACTGAAATAAATAAGGGCATCGCTGAAGATGAGAGAAACAATACTGCTCGTGTAGAGAAGATTAAGGAAGAGACCGTAACTACTACAACCTCTTCTAAGAAGGCTGCTGTTGTTGAACAGCCTGTAGAAGAAGCTACAACTGTTACAGAACCTACTAGTGAACAGAATGAGGAATTTATTCAGGAAGACCCTGAAGATGAAGATAAGTTCAGTGATACACCTTATTATGAAGGTAACGATGAATAATACAAAAAATAACCCACACGCCGATGAGCGTGTGGGTTTTGTTTCAAACTTGAGTTGTTATAGTTTACTCATAATTCTTGCTCCTTTCTAAAGAATAGAATTTTGAAAATCTCGTTTGCTTGACTGAATTAATATTAATATTTTCAGTCAACGAAGCCTCCAAATCCGTCACCCATACTAACACCTCCTTTCGGATAGTATGGATGAGAGTGAGGCTATACATGAAAGTATAATATATTTACTCTCATCACTATTATGATATACAATTTTAGAACTCTGGATTAACAAACTTAACACTTTTATCTGGATGAATAGTAAGTTCATATAGACAAAGAATGTTTTCTTTTGATACACCTCTTGTAGTGAAGCCATTCATACCAAGAACCTGAATCTTTGCGTTAGCTTGTTTTTCACATTCCTGATTAGCCTCAATTGTGTACACTGGTTTAACAATTGCTGTATCACCATCATAGTCCATACCCATAGCTTCAATAAGACCATTACTAATAGAAAGAGTATCTTCAAATACTGGAGATGTATTAGAGTTAATGTCCGTATCTTCAATAACAGGATACCACTTATATAATTTCATATTATCTTCAAAGTCAGACTGAATAACCATAGGTGCAGTTTTAACTGTAGATTTAATTCTAACCTTTGTAGGATATTGGTTAAGATAAGAGTCAATAGGGAAACGAGTAATAAGACACATCTTATCTGATGTAACATCACATGCTGCCATATAGAATAAATCACACCATGTAATACGTCTATTTACTTTAAGAGTTTCTGAATAATCTTGTTTAGTCTCTTTATATTCTTCTGAATTATTAAGTTTATATCCAGTAAATCCCATCCAAAAATTTAAATTTTTCAAATCTTTAATTTCTTTACCAGAAATAGCTCCTACTATTTGATGATTCTTAGCACGTCTAGCAAACTCTTCTTTATCTACTGGAATTTCAATAGGAATAAAACGATTACTATAGCCATGAATAAAACGTTCAATCTGTTTATCAATCTCTATATCAGAAAATGCAATTTGATAGTCTACTAGAGGAACCATGACAGACTCTTTATCATTAATCATAATAGGATACTCTAATTTACCAGCAAATCTATTCTCAAAGAAACGTCTTAACCAGAACATGATAAATGGCTTAAAACAACAAAGCGCTGCAGCAAGCGGTAATGCACAGTGGTCCATGTCAATCATCAAGTCATCTATATCTTCTCCACTTACATCAGGAGCAGACATAACTAGACGAGCAGAATAGTCAATAGTCTTATACAATGTACCACGTTTAATAAGACCCATCTTACCAGGTAAGTTAGCAGGAGTTTCTTGTCCATTAATAGTAGTACCATTACCAAACCAGTCAAAAATCTGTACTAAGATATTCTGTACTCTTGCTTTAGTGACATCACTTAATGTAAGACCATAACCAGATGTTTCTTTAAGTGCTTTTGTAGCCATTATCAAGCTACTATAGAGTTTATTGATTTCACCTACACCGATACCAGCATCTCTAGTATCTACGTCTCTATAATAAGCAGGAATAACAACCCACTTATCTACCCACATCTTATTTTTTACTTTCTCAATAAAATCAATTCTCTTATTTCTAGATGCAGATTCATTCTTCTTAAACTTAATCTTAGAGAAGTTTTTCTTTAACCAGTCAATACCAGTATCACCATCATCGCTCTGTACAAGTTCTCCTTTATCATTAATGATAAAATAATCTGTACCATTTACTACATCTGCGATTTTACCATTGAGTTTAAGTAATGTCTTATAGATTAATGGCTGAATAAACTGACCACCTAGATTAATATAGGCATATATACCAGCACGTTCAGCTTTAGTGATACCAAAGATTTCATTACTTAACAATCCATCTTCTGTTGGAGTTGGACCATTAAAGAATACAGGATTAGATACTTCTTTAAGTATATTATTCTTGATAAACTTATCTACATCAAGTACTTCAGTTTTAAAATGTTCTGAAGTAGCTGCTGCTTCATTTAATAAAGCACCTTCTGTTGTTACTTCTACATCTGGTGTAGTAAAGTCATATATAAATTTAGCTTGGTCAATAAGCATATGAGAATACCTCCTTTTGAGCATTTTATTATAAAGTTCCACCTATCTATTCTAACAAAACATACATATAAAATTGATTATAAAGGAGGATATTCTATATGAAGAAGCCTGTTTATTACTATCAGAATGTATCACATTTTGATGATTATAATTGTGGCCCTAGACCTTGCCCAGCGCCACATCCATGCCCTCCTCCTCACCATCATTGTCATCCACATTATCATGGCAAAGTTGGTATTGTAGGAAGAACAGTATTATCTGTTCGTTATGTGGATTGTCATGGTCACGTACAGACATTTGACATTCATGAGAATGAAACTTATGAGATTAAAGCAGTTAGTCAGACTCGTGGAGTTTGTACTTTTGCTGCAAGAATCATTGACTTTGAATGCTCTAAGGGTATTGAAAAGCTTATTGATAAGCCTCATATGATTGATGTAACTGCAATTATTGTAGATTACTCTGATGCATATGAAAGCAAGCTTCTTAGAATCGGTATCGAGAATATCATTTCTATTAAGCCTGTAAAGTGTTTTGATGGTATGATTCCTGATTTTGTACCTCAGTGTCCAGAACCAGTATCTCCACCACATTATTGTGAATGTAGCCCATCTGGATACGAGGAGTATGTTATAAACGACCCATTCTCTAATGATTAATACAAAGGAGGTTAATGTATATGAAAATTAACACATGCTTAGATTTTCAGGGAAATGAAATTAAACTAGCTGTCCCAGAAAAAGTTTATAATCTTCCAGACACTAATTTATTCGTAGGTAGAACTTGTTTACTAATTGATGAAGATGAAACTATGGGTTCAATATATTACTATAACGGCGAAGAATGGTGTAATATCGAAGGAGAAACACTTAAAATTGATGAAGGGAAAATAAATGTAATAGACGACGAAATAACACTACATACGTTTGATACATTATCTGATTTTAAAACTTATATTAAGTCTAATAATAAACCAAAAAGTGTTATTATAGGTTCTAATACAAGTATAACTAGTATCTATAGCGATACATTTTCTGGTTGTACATCTCTTGTATCTATTACTATACCTAATAGTGTAACTAAAATCGACCAACTTGCATTTAATGGTTGTACATCTCTTGTATCTATTGCTATACCTAATAGTGTAACTAGTATTGGTGCTGGTGTATTCATGGGTTGTACATCTCTTGTATCTATTACTATACCTAATAGAGTAACTAAAATTAATGAAGCTACATTTGATGGTTGTACATCACTTAAATCTATTACATCTCCTACATCTATTACTATACCTGATAGTGTAACTAGTATTGATATTAATGCATTTAGAAATTGTACATCTCTTACATCTATTATTATACCTAATAGAGTAACTAGTATTGGTGAGGGTGTATTTTCTGGTTGTACATCACTTAAATCTATTACTATATATAATAGTGTAACTAGTATTGGTAATAAAGCATTTATGGGTTGTACATCCCTTATATCTATTACTATACCTAATAGAGTAACTAGTATTGGTAACAATGCATTTGATGGTTGTACATCACTTAAATCTATTACTATACCTAGTAGTGTAACTAGTATTGGTGACAATGCATTTAGTAATTGTGATATATTAATACTTGAAGACTATAAATCTAGAACTGGTTATCCTTGGGGTGCTAATATACTGATTCAAAACGAAGATGTTACCATTACTATTGATGAGAGTAGTACCGATAGACAAGTGCCTACTGCTAATGGTGTATATAATTTTATTACAGAAAACATGTTTTCTATAAAATTTGATATGGATTATCTAAAAGAATATATAGAAAGAACTATCTCATCAATTGATATAGCTGACGGTGTGACTAGTATTGGTGACAGTGCATTTGCTAATTGTGCATCTCTTACATCTGTTACTATACCTGATAGTGTAACTAGTATTGGTAATAAAGCATTTATGAGTTGTACATCTCTTGCATCTATTACTATACCCGATGGTGTAACTAGTATTGGTAGTGGAGTATTTAGAGGGAATACATCTCTTACATCTATTACTATACCTAAAGATGTAACTAGTATTGATAGTGAAGCATTTAGAGGATGCACATCTCTTACATCTATTACTATACCCGATGGTGTAACTAGTATCGGCGCTTATGCATTTAGTGGATGTACAGCTCTTGCATCTATTACTATACCCGATGGTGTAACTAGTATCGGTAATGAATCATTTAGTGGATGTAAATCTCTTACATCTGTTACTATACCAGATGGTGTAACTAGTATTGGTAGTAAAACATTTAATGGATGTACATCTCTTACATCTGTTACTATACCTGATGGTGTAACTAATATTGGTAATGAAGCATTTAAAGGATGCACATCTCTTACATCTATTACTATTCCTAGTAGTGTAACCAATATTGGTAGTAAAACATTTAATGGATGTACATCTCTTACATCTATTATTATAAATAAACCTGAAGGAAGTATATCTGGTGCTCCTTGGGGTGCAACAAATGCTACAGTTCAATGGAATGGATAAATGGAGGTGTTAGTATGTTATTAGAAAATATTATTTCTAGAAAAGTGTCATCTATTGTTATACCTAATGGAATAACTAGTATCGGTGAATATGCATTTATGGGTTGTACATCTCTTGCATCTGTTACTATACCTGATAGTGTAACTAGTATTGGTGCTTATGCATTTATGGGTTGTACATCTCTTGCATCTATTACTATACCCGATGGTGCGACTAGTATTATTGGTGAGGGTACATTTTCTAACTGTACATCTCTTGAATCTATCACTATTCCTGATGGTGTAACTAGTATTGGTAGTGGTGCATTTGTTAGTTGTAAATCTCTTACATCTATTACTATACCTGATGGTGTAACTAGTATTGGTGATGCTGCATTTAGTAGTTGTGCATCTCTTGCATCTATTACTATACCTGATAGTGTAACTAGTATTGGTGCTAACGCATTTGCTGGATGTACATCTCTTGCATCTATTAATATACCTGATGGTGTAACTAGTATTATTGGTAATGCATTTGCTGGTTGTGCATCTCTTACATCTATTACTATACCTAGTAGTGTAACTAGTATTAGTGGTGGTGCATTTGCTGAATGTACATCTCTTACATCTATTACTATAAATAAACCAGAGGGAAGTATATCTGGTGCTCCTTGGGGTGCGCCAAATGCTACAGTTAAATGGAATGGATAAAGGAGGTGTTAATATATGAAGTTTTTAACTAACCTTAACCTTGCTAAAAATCAGCTTTTAAATTGTATAATTCAGAAAGTTGCTGTTGACCCTACAACCAAACTTGCTAAAGGCTGGATTATCTTTAATACAACTGAAAACAAACTGAAATATTATAATGGTAACGAGTGGGTTACTATTGGTTCTGGCGGTGGAGGCGGTGGTTCTAATATTAATATCTATCGTAAATCTAATCCTGCTCTTACCGCAGATGTAAATAATGATTGTTCTTGGGTAATTGACGATATTACTATCGAAGCAAATCAGTATCCATCTGTAAATTTATATGAAGTAAATACTGGTGAAATGGTATTAGCAGATGTATCTGTTAATTTTACTGATGAAGAAATCACTATTATCTTTAAGAAGACTGATGAAATTTCTTCTGGTAAATATGTAGCAGTAATTGTAGTATAAAAAGGAGAGTGAAGACATATGGCAAACGATTTCTATGATGAATTTGAGAGTGCCTTCATTGATAATGATAAACCTGAATTGGTTTCTGGTGTGGATGATGGTTGTTGCCCTCCTCCACCACCTAAGCCTGCTCCAAATCCAAGAGAGTATTTCAGGAGACCAGAAGTTATCAATAGACCTTACTCTGATAAACCTACTCCTGGTCCATATAGACCAGATTATTATGTAGACGGTTATGATGATGCACAACCTAATCCAGTACCAAATACTTATTTTGTTCCTGGACGTAAATGCCCACCACCTAAACCTTGCCCTCCTCCACCTCCACCACATGATAGATGTATTCATCCTATGCATTGGGAAGAAGACAATAGATATGTGACTAAAGGTGAACTTAATCATATTCTTATGCATATCGCTGATGCAGATATCTTTAGAGACCTTTCTGAAAATGGTACTACTGTATCTGTAGGTGGTATTAAGAAGGGTACTAAATTCCGCAAGCTTACATTTGCTCAACTCATGTGCCTTATGTTATATCCTAAGGATGGAGTAGAAGAAGATGATTATGCTTGTGAAACTGCAGATGGTAAGACCGTATTGAATTCTACTGTTAAATATCCTATGGGTGGATTTAAAGAAGGAGATTCTCTTAAGGGTATGACTATCTCTGAAATCTTTGAAACTCTGCTTTGTGGTAAGAATCCTTGGGGTACTTATATGTGGATTTCTGATGAGATTACTGTTAATGCGGCAGATACAACAATCGATGCAGAAGTACTCATTCCTAAGCTTGTAGAAGATTACCATGAAAATCGTGTATTCGAATTACACGTACTTGGTACATCTGAAGCAACTGAATCTGATTATAAGTATGATGAAATCATTGCTAAGAAGGATAGCACACAAAAAACAAATATCACTACAGAAGGTGTTCCTAGTGATATTAAGTGGAGCTATAATCCAGAAAGCAAGAAGATTACTCTTCATACAGATACAGAAATCACAAGTGCTATTAAGGTAGTAATGGTAAGACGATAAAAAAGAAGGCGGGATGTAAAGTCCCGCCTTCCTTCTTGACTCTAAAAGTTAATCCTCCTCTCCATACCTTTCAGAGTCGGTAAGGAGCATTCTGTCAATTTGCTCCTGCTCATACTTCTCCTGTTCGAGCCACTCGTCATAACTGAGCGGCTCTTCGTCATAAAATTCACACTCATCTAAGTATAGTGAGTATGAAATACCATGTTCATCGATTCCGTTGATGTTGATATTATCAGCCATTGCTTTCGCCTCCTTTCATAACAGCTTTAATTTTCATGACATACTTATCTCCTTTCTTATATACGTTCACTTTACAGCAGCAGTCTGATTCTATTACTATCTTATCTATATAAAGATTATGCCTCTCAAGACTAAAGAACAGAATTCCTCCAGGAATTCCTTTCTCAAGTAAATGAGGAGTATCTGATGTCCAGTACATTTGGATTGAACCAGACGGTTTTAAAATTTCTTGGATGTGTCTGGATGGAAACCGTCCGAGATTTATTGAACAATCCTTTTTCATAAAATAATATTGGTCGGATATTTTCATATTACCTCCAAGAGGTTGTGGAGTCTTTATAACCGTTTACGGTAACCTCTTACACGTTAATAATATATAAAAAAGAATGGTGAGTTTAACACTCACCATTCTTTATCAGTCTTAATCTTCAGAAATAATTTTCAACTCACCTAATTTAGCCATACTAATTATGTAACCTATATAATCGATTACCTTAATCTGCTGTTCTGGTGTATTGAATCCAACAGAAGAGAGTCCTTTAAGCCAGAGTTTACTCCACTCTCTTACTGGTGATGATATTGCAACTTCAAGACTTCTAAATTGTTCTTTCAAGTCATCCCAATAATAATTATCACCTTTACCTTTATTTGTATTAACTTCGAAATAGAAATCTTTTTTAGCCTGATTAATATATCTAAGTTCTTTTACTGCTCTGATGATATCTCGATATACTTCTTCTGTAGTATGTCTAGGACGATTGAGATATTCTTTAGAATACTTGTGGTTTTTGTCAATGGGTGGAGTATAATCACATAAGTGACCATAATCCCAGCCAACCCATCTGTAGCCTTCATCTTCTTCTTTTCCATTAAAGAAGATTTTTTCGTTAAAAGAACAACCACCATGTACTGGCAGCAATTCAAAAACTATATCAGCTAAATCCTCTGGTACTTGGATATATGCGGAGGGATTTCTACCACATACATTTACTATAGCTACTTTATAACCTTTTATTCTTCCTTCATAAAGAATCCTGCTTGGTGTTTTAAAATCTCCAAGCTTAGCGTATCTCATTTTCTTCTTTTTCATTCTCTTAGACATAATAATGTCCTCCTTAAAATATATTTGAGACTAGGTCTCTTCATATCTATTATATATAACCCACAATTTTTATACCTTTAACATCCAAGTAATAAATTGATATAGATAGGAGGCGATATACATGGATACACCTAGTTTCATTAAAGTTAAAGGTGACTCTTATGTATTTGCTAATGATGGTTGTTTTAAATTCTATGTTCCTGAGAAGTTCTTTTCTAATAAACTTGCAGAGTTTATTGGTGAATGTATTGCTCTGTTTGGAGTAATACCTTATGCTCTCTTTGACAAGAATGATAAACCAATCGGAAAGCTAAGAAACTTTAAATTTCCTAATACATTTCTCACTAAACCAGATGAGATTGAAATTGCTAAGGGAATTGTATTAACAAAGAATAACAAACCTGAAGATTATCGTATTCTGAAATATTATAAAGAAGGAGTTATCGTTGTAAACTATAATATCTCTCAAGATGCAGAGAATATCCAACGTTGGTATTCTGCACTTGATACAGGCTCACTTCCTAATAATATTCCTTATGATGAACTTCAGAATTACTTTTTAAGAAATGCTCAAATCACTGGTAACGGATATGGAGTATCTCTACAACTTATTGGAGTTGTAATTGGAGAGCTATGCCGTTCTAATAAAGATATTGATACTCCATTTAGACTCACCAATAGTAATGATAATAATGAGTACCAATGGATTGCTATCAGAGATGTACCTAGAGGAACATCACCCTTTACAGCTATTCAAGCTGAACAATGGGATTTAGCTGTTATTTCATCAATTACTAATGATAATAATAGAGACTCTCCTCTTGAGAAGATTATGATGGATTGAGAGTCGTAGATTTTTAACATAAAGATAAATGGTCTAGTAGCCTAACATACTACTTGACTAACCACACACACAAATAATAAAATATTATAACAAAATTTTTAATAAAGGAGGATAAAACATGAGTAGATATCCTGGTACACAATTTAAAGTGTATGATAACTCTCAGGCTACTGCAATGGTACCAGTTACCACTACAAATCCTGCCGATGCAGTTACATATCTCAGTACCTTTGCTTCTGTTAAGGGTCCTGAAGGTATCACTTTATCTTATGGTAACAATTTCTACGATAGATATGGCACACAGGATAACGTTGATTTCAAGAAGTATGGTCAGCCTCTGTTCCAGGCTTCTATGAACGTTAATAACGGTGCTGCTATTCTTGCAAAGAGAGCTGTTCTTGATGACGCTACTCTTGGTAATGCAACTCTTGCTGTTGTTCTTACTAAGTATAAAGATGTAACTATTACACCAGATAGTGATAATCCATCTCTTATTGGTTCTATTGCTATCGGTAGCGGCGATGCAAAGTATTCTATTGCTCCTCTTATGTTTAGCATTAAGAATGATAATGATTATAAGTTTGCTAACGTTGAACTTAACGAGCATAAAGAAAGATATGACCTTTATAAAAATTATATTATCGATGTAGTCGCTAATGAAGATACACCTGATAATAGATTCCTTTCTAAGCTTATTCCTAATGGCGTTGAAAGTACTGGTATTCTTTCTGGTTTCTCTCAGTCTGTATACTATGACGCTGACGACAGGACTATCAACATCAATTCTGACGGTAAGACTCAGGTAAGAAAGATTACAAACATTACAACTGGTCTTGAAAGCGGAAAGCAGAAGACTTATTCTTCTGTATTTGACGCTGCTAATGATATTATTGATGACAACAATGGTGACGGTAAGTCAATCGATAATACCAAGGAAGCATATCAGGATTATTCAAATACTGGTGCTGGATATACCATTATGAAGTATGTAGTTGAAGAGACTGCTGAAGGTAGTGGTGTCTACACTGGTTATTGGACTACTGTTAAAGGTAGCGGTACTGACGGTGCAACAACATTTAAGGATATTGCTACTAAAGTTGACATTACTAGGTTCTTTACTAGTGTATCTGACCTTAAGGGTATTGTTCAGCCTAGCTGGAATACTTCTAGCTATGATAACAATTATCCAGAATATGCTCTTATTCAGGGTAAGGTTACTATGAAGTCTGGTGATGATAGTAAGGAAATCGATGAAGACAATATCGTTTACGCTAGCGGGGATGATATTATCGATACTTCTCCTTATGATAATACTGTTAGACTTATGAATGACCTTATGACAAAGGCTAGCGGTTACATCATTTCTGAGTGGGTATTCCCAATGTTCTCTATCTTCGATAACGGTCGTGGTGAATCTATCAAGACTATCGGTATCGAATATGATGCTGCTTCTTCTACAACTATGAAGAAGTCTATTTATAAGCTTAGTGTTTATAATTACGCAACTTCTAAGAAGCTTGAGACATTCTGGTTCTCACTTAATCCTTATAATAGAAATGATGGTACTGGTTATACTTTCGATATCGAAAGCACAGTAAACTATAACTCTAACCAGATTTCTGTTAAGACTTACTATGAGTCTTATGATGCACTTCTTGAAACTCTTCAGCTCATTCTTCAGACAAATGACACAGACCTTATTGGTACTTACGATATTCTGTTTGGTCATGCTACAAATGGTAAGTATAAGGCATTTAATTCTTATGCAGTATCCAACCTGCTTAAGAGAATGACTTATGTTTATGACTACGCTCATCTCGATGTATTTGATAATGATATTATCACCGTAAATACATATTGTGATTGGGAAAACATGACTTCTATCAATACTAACCTCATCGCTAAGGGTTATTATTATAACTGGATTAGAACCAATAAACAGATTATCGAAAGACTCGAATTTGGTTCTAACGGTTATAATCTTACTAGAACAAAAGATACTTCTGCTACAGAATTTATTCCATTCATCGCTCTTGATGAAACTTGGGTTTCTAAGCCAGTTAATGGTGACTATGGAACTTCTATGGCAGAAATTATTGAAGTTACTGGTCAGAAGAATGGTACTATCATTTCTTCAGAGACACTTAATCTTACAGATGCTCCTGTAATTCCAGAGAACTTTGTTAAGGTTAAGATTAATATGATTCCTGGTACACTATGCGTTAAGAATGGTGATACTGTTGTAGAGAAAAATTGCTTTATAGTTCCTACTACTAAAGCTAAACAGATGAGCAGAGTTTGCTTTGAGTCTATGAATAAGACATTAGCTGAAGCTAAGGAAATTGCTCAAGAGACTGGCTGGGCTGTATTTGTTTCCAACAATAATGAAGCTGCTGATTATACTTCTAAGGAAGTATTCATTCATTATGCAGCAGATAAGATTTATCAGAAGCATTATTATAGATTCTATGCTGGTGAATTCGATAAGGATATCTTTAATCTTGATATTTACTTCCCTAACGCAGTATTTGATGCTAACTACGATAATGATGTAAAGCTTGCAATACAGAGACTTGCAGCTTATCGTGGTGACTTCATGTGCTATATGGATATGGGTATCGGTAAAGTTAAGAGTTATGAAGATTGTACAACCATCATTCCAGGTACCGAATCTGGTCTTGACCTTACATCTGAGAACTCCAGCTATTCTTATGTAAGAGATATGCATATCTCAGTTACTTGTCTCTACTATAAGATTAGAAATCCATATGATAACAGAGTAATTCAGGTTACTGGTACTTATGGTCTTTCTAACCTTTACGTTAGCCATTTCAGAAATAATGTAGGTGATGTATTTGCAGGTATTTCTAATGGTATTACTATCAATAATATTATTGAAGGTACTGTGAACTATGTTCCTAAGATTTACCCAACTTCTGAGATGACTTCTCTTAATAATATCGGTGGTGTATATCCATCTGATGATTCTACTATCATTAATGAGAAGCAGCTTATGTGTGACCTTAGAGTTAACTATGGTTGCTACTATGATGATAGATTCTCTATCGAAACAGAGTATACTATGAATCCTACTGAGAGTGAATTCTCTTACTGGAACAATGTTGCTCTTGTTTGTATGATGATGCAGGCTATTCGTAAGGCTTGCCCAGCAGCTAGATATCAGTTCATTACAGCTGATGACCTCACTGTATATAAGGATGCTGTCGAGACTGCTATGAAGCCTTGGAGAAATAAGTTTGCTTCTGTAAGATTCAAGTATGTACAAGACGATGCAGCACTTGAGAATAAGATTTTCTATGCAGCAATCGAAGTTGTATTCAGACCATTTGCTCAGGCTGAAATCTTCGAACTTACTGCACTGAATTATTCTACTCTCTCTAGTACTGTAACCAGTATCTAAGAAAGGGGGATAAATTATGGCTAAAAATCAGAAAACACCTACTTCCGTTGCTATGGGAACAGGTGCATTCAAAGGCTTAAAGACCCCTCGTGAGCTTCTCAACTTTAACCTTATGAGAGGTGTTACTGACTTTAGTAACCTGGAGCAGTGGGACCTCTATGAAAAAGGTTATCCATTTCTCTGTGTAGTATCCATCCCTCAGTTCCTGAGAGACCTCGCAGAGCAGGACGAGAATATCAGAACTATTGTTAACAACTACGTTCATATTCTTGAGAATGACTTCAGAGGTATTGATAACATTGATAATATCACAGGTGAAGCTGCTGAAATTACTAACGGTATTCGTTCTGTTAGTGTTATCAATAAGGTTATGAAGCCTACTAACTCTAACTTTACACTTAACTACTACGAGCGTTCTGGTTCTATCCTGACTAAGGCTCACGAGCTTTATCTTACAGGTATTAAGGACCCCGATACTCAGGTTAAGCATTATCATGGTCTTACCGATGCTTGGACCTTTAACGGTGTTGATACTGTTTCTGGTAAAGACCCAGGTCCTCATCAGGAGTGCTTCTCGTTCATGTACTTCCTCACAGATAACACTATGACTAAGATTGAGCGCGCATTCCTTATTGCAGCTTGTCAGCCTACCTCAGCAAACTATTCTGACCTTTATACTGGTACTAAGGGTGATATCCAGTTCGCAGAAGTATCTCTGCCATTCAATGGATTCTTCATCAATAACGACTATGTATATCAGAAGGCTCAGGATATGCTTCTTGCTATGCGTAATCCTGCTAACCTTACTAATACCAGAGTTATCGTTGATAGCAATAACTTCAAGTACAATGCTATTGCACAGGCTGGTATTCATGAAGGTGTTAATGACAAATTCTCTACTCCTGGTTATTGGTCTGAAGCTGATGGCAATGCGAAAGCAAAGGCTGACCAGATTGTTAATAAGCCAAATACAGACAACAGAGCTTATTATGGCTTCAATCCTGGTACAGAAGAAGGAAATATTACTGGTGAAGAGAACTTTAAGTATGCTGATGTTGTAGCATCTATGGGTCCAGATTCTGAAGCTGGTGGTGAGCATTTTATCAATGGTGGTAATAAAACCAATGATACTTATGCACTCAACCGTCAGAACCAGAAGATTCAGGACGCTAATACTAGAAGAGCTTACACTGGTCGATAAAATAAAATTCCCCAGTGACTTCGGTCACTGGGGATTTCTTTATTCTTCTCCGTTTTCATCGTTATTTTCTGCAGCCATACGTTGTTTAGCTTTATGTGCAATCTCTTCCAACTCAGGGATATTAAGATAAGAACCAAGATTGAATTTATTAATCTCACGGATAACTTCATTCTTGATTGGTTCTTCTTCATCTGGGTCAAGAATCAATTGTGCTACTGACTGAGAGTATTCATTTACGTTGGTCATCATCTGGTTTGTATTAGTAATATTTAAGAACATTGGTGGTGGCAATACTACATTTAATGTAATATTATCATCAAACTCGTTATTATAAATATTATTTATAATATGTGTAATGTTTTTCTGAAACTTAGATTGACGATTATATACTTTACGTAAGAACTTAGAAGATGACATTGTTAACTGTGATGCATAGTCTACAGAGTTACGCATCTGAATCATTTCCATAGGAACTTCAGTTGCATTTACTGCAGCCTCTTCTAACATATTCATCAATTCAGTTTGATATTCTACCGATTGACCTTGCATTACTTCAAAATCAATTGGAGTACCACCAGGACCTCTAGGAATAATGTAATCATTAAACATACCAGTTATATTAAGAATATGGTTGATATTCTCAATCTGACGAATACCGAAGTTACCTTTCTTAATCTGGTTAATAGTATTTAATAATGTCTTAGAGATATTAGTGTCTACATTCTGATTTACATAGTATACACGTTTATCCTGAGCACGTGTCATATTCCAGATAGTATGAGTAATATACATACTAGAGAATAATGTAGCTGGGAAAAGAGACTTATCTAAATCAGAGATACCTCTATGTGTATCCTTATTCATTTTGAAGTATACATGTTCCATATCATCAGGAGGAATAAATGTAACTCTAATCTTATTCATCTTAGAAGAATTATTATCTTGATTATACTTAAGAATAGTATAAATCTCTTGTCTAAGGTCTTGGTTAGTATTAATAAACTTAGCATCAATAAAATTAGAAATCTGATTAGATAGATAACGAATAATATTGTTCTGCTTTTGAGTTTGGTCCATCATACTATTAGTAGATAAAATAGAGTTAGAACCCTTAAGAGACATAGTAGGGTCTTGCATCTTATCATAATCACCTACTGGATTATAAGGACCTTCTACTTCAATATAATAATATCCAAAACAGTATTCATCAATATAAATTGGAATAACGTGTTTTCTTTCTAGTATTCTGATAATAGTACCAGGTACATTAATATACTTATCATCTCTACCTTTCTTCTTTACTTTATTCTTATCAACAAGACCATCTTGACCTCTGTCGTCAAACCCATCAAATGATAAATCATCTTTAATAGTCCTGTCAAATTGTCCCTTTACAACATCGCGTACATTCTCAGCCGCTTCAAGAATTGTTGCTTCTGAGAAATTTGCACCTTCATAATTCAATGACATCTCGTTCAATGATTTAGCTGCTTTTTCAAAACGCACACAGTTTTCTACAATTGAATTAATTGCTCCTGTATAACATTCGAGTTTAATATCACCCATACCAGCAGCTTCAAAATCTTTTTGTGTTAGACCTTCAGGTAGCGATTCCATGCTTATACTACCAGATTCTGAAATAATAGTCTGTTCTCTTATATTTAAATCTGCTCTAATATTATTCTTATTACGAAGTAGTCTAGCTACAGCTTTCTTATATGGTACTACATATACAAAAGCTTCACCGTATTTAGATGCTTTATCATAAATCTCATCTACTAAGTCTTGAATCTTATATGTTTCTTTAATGTATTTGATATGCTCATTATAAGTTTCTGTATCATTATTGATATTAGATGATGTAATATTGATAAAGTCCTTAGAGAAATGGTCAGCTGATAATACGTTATCTTTTCTAGTATCAATCGCCTCTTGTAACTTAGGCATATACTTAAGGATTGTATCAATCTTATTATCATAGTCAAATACTGTAGTAGTATTATTAATAAATCCCATCAAACCAGATTCGATAACCTGATTATCATTAATCAATTCTTCAAGTTTCTTTGCTTGTTCGTCACCTTGTCCACCCAACATAGGAGCAGCTTGAATTCTAGAATATAAGGTAGACATTGTACCGTTACCAGTATTATTTCTATTGGTTGTAACGATATTATCAATAGATGTATCAAGTTTTGTTTTTATATTCTCGATATCTTGTTTATTGCTAGGTTGAGAATAATAAGTCTTTTGATATAGATTATCCAGATTATTCTGGACTGTATCAGTAAGTCTTTTTATAAGCCCATTAGATGAGCGTTTCTTATCGTTCTTAGCCAATTGGAATACCTCCTTCTCTCAATTAGTATTACTAAATTGTTGAAGAAGTAAAATAAGAAGGGGTCTAAAGCGACCCCTTCTTATATTATAAACATAAGAATCTCATTAGTGTTACTACGTCACCAGTTTTCTTATGAGTATTAAACAACGAGATATAATAATCATTACCAGTCTTATAATAACTAGTTACATCTATACCAGTTGTTTTACTACCTGGAAACATACAAGGCGCTGTATACATAATATTATCATTGAAGATATATCTTCCTGCACCTTCATCAGCTTTTCGGGCTAATACATTATTAAAGAAATCTTCTTCTTCATTTAATGCATACTTCTGATTTATCTTATCTGCATTCTGAATATCGAATTTAAACTGATTCAATATTTTGATACTTCTGTTAAATCTTTCTCTACAATTATATAGAGTTATGAAGTCATTATTATCAAGAATACCAATTTCTGTTTCAAATCCAATAGTCTTCTGTCTTATAAAGTCAGTATATATCATCTTACCAAAATACTTATCAGACAATTCTGGACACTTCATCATACTTAGACTTGTAGAGTTTACAGTAAAGACTATGTCGCCAAAGAAATCATCTCTGACGACATATACATACTGTTCGGTTGCAGACATCTTAAGGTCTTTTACATACTGTTCAAATATCATTGCTACCTTATTATCCATTATTAACCCTCCACTTGTCTAGGTTTACTATACAGATAACCATCCTTAAGACTATTAAAGATTTCTGTAAAGTTATTAAAGTCAGACTTTTCAAACTCAAATCTCGGTTGATACATATAATCCAATTTCTTACTTGCAATAGCATCTATAATCTGTAAATCTCTTACTGTAGAACAATGAACAAATACATTACGATTATCTTCTTCAGGAGTACCAGATACATCATCAAAATCATGATATGTCAATACACCCATAGGATACTTGACTTTAGTAAAGTATTCAATGACATCATCATATACGTCTTCATAACTACCAAAATGGAACCAACGATGGAAAAACTCAATCCAGTTATGTGATTGTAAATCATCCATAAACTGAGCTTCTCTCTTCCACTTAATCTCATCTCTATTGAATCTATTTTCAAATTCATATACTCTTTCTGGTATAGTAAGATGACCAATAAGAGTTGTACGAGACATATTAAATTCAGATGTAATACTCGGATACAGAGCCTTATAATCAAAGTCATCTAAGTTATCATATATAGATACTGGACGACCATTAATTCTAAGCTTTGAATAATCGCTATTGAGTTTCGGGTCTGCTACAAATGCACCAGGGAAAGATACTTTAGGTGTATTTGCATTTACATTGTTACCTGTTATAAAGCCATTCTTATAATTAAAGATAGCTTGTCTATTCTTAAGATATACAGTCTGTCTATAAATCTTACTCCAACGTGTATTATTCAGAAGTACATTATTATATGCTGAATCGATATCCGCAGATTTGAATTCAATACAATACTGTACAATTGTATCCATGATATTGTAGAATACAAACGTCTTATAATCTTTATAAGGTAACTCTGCAAGGTTATGAGTAATATGACTATAATCGAGCTTCTTAACTCCACAAGTCATCTGTCCAATGAAATCCAATCTATAAGATGGTAATGCTGCTCGTCCTTTTCTTCTAGATGCAAAATGAATCATCTGGTCAAGATATACAGAATAAGAACTAATCTTTGCAAAGTCATTACGTTCTTCATAATTGAATTCATTTCTTTCATCAATGAAGTATTTAACTTCTTTGAATCTGAAATCTGGACTACACATAATATCTTTTGGATTAGCACCAAGATTAATGATTCTCTGAATGATATACGGAATATCGAATGCCATATTCCATGCCAATACAAAATCTGGTTTCAGATTATTAATATAATTAAACAGATGCTTGAGCATTGTTAATTCATCTTTCTCATCGTAGAAATGGAATTGTACTCTCATCTGATTTACTTTATACTTATCAGCATTAGCTGGACCACCAACTGCATCTACCAAAAATGACTTTAATTCACTTTCCATTGTTGGTGTATTAGCCATCTTTTCAAATTCTGCAATTAATGGATTCTCATCATTTCTCAACAAGAATGAATGAATAACTAATGACTGGTCATCAATAAATGATACCGCATTAATCGGACACTCACCCATCTCTACAAAGTCACCTTTACAATGAATTGTATCTGCCTCGATATCCAGATAAGACTTTGAAGCTTTCTTATACGTATTAGCATAAGTGTGTGAGAATTGAAAACGAATATTATCTTCAATATCCATATCAGACATTAATACTGCAGGATGATAATTACACAAACGTTTATTTGCTTCTCTATTACCATTACGAATATTTTCCCAGAACTTATCAAGCTCTCCAAGACGTTCAGCAATATCTTTTTGAAGTTGTCCATAAGGTGCTAATATACACTTACAGTCATCCATCATTGCATATTCAAGATTATAACTCGGCACCATTACATCTGGTTTAAGCATATAATACTCATATAACGGGTCTACAATAGTTTCAAGAAACTTCTCTCCTGTTTCATTATCCTTAATAATAAGGTCAATTACTCCAGGTCTCCATTTACCATTATTATCCTTCTGCGGATAATGATAGATTGTATTAAACAATGCTAAATCATATCCAGGAGGATAATTACCAATCAACAAATCGTTATTGAATTCTTTCATATATAAAACCTCCATTCTCTCAGCTTACGTATTACGTTACCTGAGTCATTTATATATTTGTTTCCTCTAGTATAAAAAATAAAGTTTGTCCTCCATGGCCCCGATACCATGGAGGACTTTTTCAGAGGAATAAACAATGCATCAAAGAGGAAATCATTCATGCCTTTCACCGCAAGATGGTATAAATGGAGGCCTAAATACCATCTTATTTAAATGTTAACATACCCTATTAAGCATTTATGTCAAAAACATCTCTATAAAAATGCTCATAGAAGGAGGAAATCAATATGCAGAGCTTTTTAGATATGGAAGTTTTAGCTAGAGGAGCTAAGATTCCAGAAGATAATGATACTCAGAATACAATTGTTCCAGTTGTAGAAAATCCAATTGCAGAACCACCTAAAAAGAAAAGAGGAAGACCTAGAAAGTCTGAACAAAATGGAGAAGTTACAGTAGTTCAAAGTAATAGTAATTCTTCTAGTCTACCTTTGTGTCAAACTAATGAACCATACGAAGATACATATGAAGAGACTAATGATATGCTCAGAGTATCTATCGCTCAGCTTGATATTCTTGCTGGTGATGTTAAAGGAGAGATTGACCATATCAGAGGAAGTAAGACTTTAAAGGGTAAGTACAAGTATATCTCCGACCTTTGTGCTACAGCAAGTTCTCTTGTCTCTTCTAAGATTTCTGCTATTAAGGAAATTAACGCTGTAAAGACAAAGTGTCATGAACTTGAAATTCGTAGAATCAAAGATATTAAATCTGCTGCAGCAAATCAGCAAGATGATGATAAATATATTGCAGACCTTTATAATGCATATATTAATACACCTATCGGAGCAGCACAACATCCAGCACTTCAGTATACTTCTGCTAATGTAGCTGGTAATATGGGAGCTCTTATGTCTGGTATGAATGCAGTACCAGCAAATGAAGAGCAGAACTTTAATAACTTCATGAATAATCTTACACCAGAACAGAATCGTATGATTTTAGGAGACAATCCTAATATCGAAACTGTTGTAGTATATGACCCTAATACTGGTGATAAGATGTTTGATGTTATTGATACTTCTACTGGTATGCCAGTTCCTAATTATCCAAGACCAGATAGAGGATTGTTAGATGATACAAGTATTGACTTTGGTACTGGTATTGCATCTAATACTAATATTGGTCAGTCTTGGAAGGTTGTAGTTATCGGAGACCAGATAAATCGTTTCTAATTGTATATAATAAATATGACTAATAGTCATATCTTATATAAGAAAGGACGATTTATCATGTTAAATGGAATTGAAAAACTTGCGCAGGACTTCTTTAATAATAAGAATGTCTGCGACGAGCCAAAAAATCTTAAGATTGGAGATAAGTGCTTTATCTTAGATACTGGTTTAGTAGATAGTGAGTCAGACTTCTACGCTATTATACCAGTCGTAGTAGCTGCAGTTGATACTAGCAGCAGAATACCAGGAAGAATATACTACTGGTTCAGAGCAGAAGGTAGTAAGTTAGATGAACAGTTAAATGTAATAACTGAATCATTTCAGGGTGGAGTTCTTAAGTATTATAAATACTTAGAGCACACATCACCCTACATTCTTCTCTCTGAACCTGATACTACAACAGAATAAGAAAATAAAGAATGAGCCTATCATGGCTCATTCTTTTTTGTAAAGGAGGGATAGTATGGCTTATAGAGAAATACATGTAGAAGATGTAAAGAGAGAAATGCAACTTAATAAGAATATTACTGTTGCTCCTTTGCATCAAAGCTACGCATTATGTATTGAATATATGAGACATTGGTTCTTACAAAAGTTCAAAGATGACTTTTTTTCTTGGATTCATACTGATGGTAGTCATGTATTTGGTGAAATGGCTAAATTAGATAAGGGTACTATTATGTCTCACACGTCTGATGATAAAGCTTCTCTAACAATCATCCCTACAATAGATGATGATTATAATAGAGATAGACTTGACCAAAATTTATTTGGTATAGACCAGTTTATCAATACTACTAAAATTGATAAGGCATTCTTTCAAGACCCGATAAACCAACGTTATATCTTAATGAAGATGGATATGATGCTTCTTAATTTCACTTATAGAATTAAAGTGCCATCTAGAGCAATGCAACTTGATATTCAAAAATATATGAAGCTTGCTTTTAGAACCAACTTATCTGAATCTAATGATGTAGATTTAGATTATGTATTACCATATCCAATGATGTTATTTATTGCAAGAGATTTAGGATTTGAAGTTAAGGATGATAGAATTGTAGAACCTATCAAGTTTCTTACTTATTTAAATAGCCGTTCTTATATTCCAATCACTTATAAGCGTTCAAATGTAAATGCTCGTGAAGAATACTTTGTAAGAGTAGACCATATTCCAGTACGTCTTTTAATTAAAGATGTAACTAAAGATGATGGTAATAGATACGGTCATGTATCAGATAACTTCGGTATCGAAATGCAAGTAGAGACAAGATTCCCTTCTATGCAATTATATGTATACTTCACTAAAGAAGAACTTACAAAGATTACTTTTGGTGATGAAGTATATAATATTGATAATACTCTTATGATGTCTCTGCATTATTATGATGACCCACCTCCAATCAATACAAGAGGTTGGAAGCTTACTATTAATGCACAATGGGAAGAAGAGAAACCTGGTAGTATTGACATTGATTTAAATGAACTCTTCGATGGTGAGTTATCTCAAATCTCTAATTATCTTGTAAGTAAGTTTATTTCTCCATCTGTATTCATTGATGTACAATTATATAGTGGTGGAATAAAACTTGATACTGATATTAATTGGGATGATATGATGTTACATGCTGATAATCCTACAGATAAATTAATATCTACAATTGCAATTTATATTGACCTAGAATACTTAAATAGTCTAAGGGTAGAAAGTTATGGTGGTACATCTGATAAAGTACTTCCTAGTGACCCAAACAGGGTGTATTAAGAACTTTTATATAAAATCACTTGTGAAAAGGAGGTCAATATAACATGAATCTTACACATAAGGATATTATCGCTCGTCAAAGAAATCTAATTACAGATTCTTATGTATCTAATATCAATTGCAATATATCACATGTATATGAGAATCTATCTGAAAATTACTCATATAATAAAGCTAAGATGGTATTAGAGAATTGGCAAGCCTTATCAAACAATGAAGAAGAAGCATTGACTAAAGTATTAGAAGTATTTGGAATGATTGTAGACAATGATACAGATTCTAATATTGAAAATGCTGCTAGTCTAATTGAGGGAAAGATTATTCCTAAATTACGTAATGCTAAACAGACCAGACAATTAAACAATTATAAACGTGGTTGGATTAAGCATAGACATACTGCTATGCTTAATGATACTAAAGATAATGAAACTGCAGTTCAAAGAGCAAAAGCCAATGGCGGTTATCTAGGTAACTCATTACATCCACATAGAAAATATAAACGTGATATATATGGTCGTAAAATGGGAGAGGTTAAGAATACTAATTCTGGTAATGATGAAGAACAATCTCAAGATAATAATAAAGAAGAAGTTGCTGAGGAGTGTTATAATAGATTTATTCAAGCGGCTTGGGTTAATGAACAATGTGATAGAGTTCTTAACAACCATGCTAAATTATCTAAGAGATATAATCTTGAATCTAGAGTTCGTAAATGTCCGTTAAATGAAGTATCTCTTCAAAAGTGTATATATGATATATGTACTCTTATTGAAAGCTATGATATTCCTTTTGGAGTTAAGTATAATATTGCATTAGAGAATATTATGTATCTAATGTCTAAAAACTGTGTGCCTGTGACGAATTCATTTATTATTGAATCTGTAACAGATTATTTTTTGATGGAAGAATCTACAGATGAAAGACTTCATGATATGAAGTATATTCTTGAGAATGCTAAATTCTTTACAGAAGAAGATATCGAGCCTGTATCTTATCTATTGGTAGATGAAGGTGCTATTATTGAAGCTTTAGAAAATGATGATTTAGAATCTCTTGAAGAAAATAAGATTCATGACATGTTCTTAAAGTGGAAAGAAAAGAGAGTTAAGACTAATAAAGAAAAAGATGAAGTTGATAAAATGAAAATCAAAAAGATTATTCATGACTTCAAGAAAGAACACAAAAAGAGTATCAATAAGTTTAAAGATGCTATTAATAGAATCTTTGTACAACGACCAGAGGCTATTATTCAAGAACTTCCAGATATTATGCAATTTGTAAGACTAGGTGTTGTATTAGGAGCTACTGCTATAAATCCTGTATTAGGTGTTATTACTCTTATTACAGACCTATTCTTAAAGATGAAGATATCTAGAGAACAAATGGCTAAGGTTGTTGAGCAATATTCTAAAGAACGAGATAAGTATAAGAAACTTGCTGATGAAACAGAAGATGAAAAGAAAAAAGAAAAGTATACTGCATTATATAAGCAGTATAAAAAAGACACAGAAACTCTTGAGCTGAGAGAAAATGACCTATATACAGATGCAGAAAATGATAAGCGTATGGAAGAGAAATGGGCTAAAGAAGCTGAAGCATCTATGGGTGATGATGACTTTGATTTCGATTTTGATATGGATTTTGATTTTGAAGAATCTGTTAAATATGTAGGTATGCTTGCAACTCTATATGAACAACTTGACTTTACTAAGGCTGAACTGATGTCTACTATTAATAATAATATTAGTAGTATGTCTAATGAGGATATTTATAATATTACTGAAGCTGTTAAACTTTGTAATGAAGTATT